TCCGCCTCGCTTTCGATCAGGGATTCCGAATCATCGGCATAAAGCCTGTACAGGGCAAAGACATCCGCCTCCCATAGCTTCCGGGCATTTTCCGCCGGTACAAGCAGCCACACGAAACCGTCTTCACGGGTTACCTTGACGGCGGCTTCGCCATGGCGCAGGGTCCGCCGTTCCCTTATGTCCAGTGCCGCCGTCCACACGATATACATCAGAGCGTCGTGGCGGCTTTTAACATCGGGGGAATCGCACAGATGGCTGGCCGCGTCTTTGAGGGTCCGGAAAGAGTCCGCCATGAACTGCTCCACGACATACGGCTTCCCGGCAATGGCGGAACAGGCTTCGTCCGCCCTGCCTGATTCCGGCACGGCCTGAATATCCTCCTCTTCAAGGAAGATTTCACGGTGCAGGCAGTCCATGTAGTAATATGATTTCATTCCGGTTGTTCTTTAGGGGTAAAAGTGATTCTCGTATGTCCGTCATAACCGAACTTGACCTGCAGCCCGAAGGCTTCGGCATCGCTCGATATGGCACAGATATCCCAGATACTGAGTTCCGCACCACAGGTTATGACGGTATTGTCTTCTGAAATCTGCGGTGACTTGTCTTTCAATGCGGCTCCGCCGCAGATACCGCGCAGGATCACACCACGCCGGTGGGTGGACAAGTTGTTTGTTCCCATGGTTCTCCTATTTGTTTTTCCGTTATTTTTGCCATTCTTTTTTTTCTCCTGTTTGTAAAAGCATAGGGGCATTCCGCCCCCATGGTTGTTATTAATTCATATTATTTTGTACTGACTGTCTGTGGCGCCTGTTCCACAAGGGTGTACCGAAGTGCCGGCTTCCCGTTTCGGAATATGGTAAACGAGTTGCCTTGTACCTGCACGTCCTTTGCTTTTGGCCACCAGAGCCACGAGAGTTTCCCACCGCTGAGGAAAGCCACGGCATTGCCCTGTACTTTGCCGACCTCACGTACGCCCATATCCTCGTTGCCTCCGGACAGCCTGACGCAGTGCCAGTTGGAACCGAGTTCCATTTTTCTTTTTACATCTGCTAATGTTCTCATGTGATTATGTCTTGTTTTGATTATTGCATTATACCGCATGTATCCGGCATTTCCGGTTGCAACTTCTGAGATTGTCGGCATATGGCACCGGGTATGACCTGTTCATCCAGTCAGGAAACCCTTCACGGAAGCAGTGTTCCGGAGTCGGGTATTCTTTGCGCAAACGTTTCCTGTGGCGTCTTTTTGTCCTGTTTTCGACGGCATGGGGAACTTTGGGTATCCGTGGCGTATGCCATTTCCCGCCGGAATAAGTTGCGACATATTCCTGTTGCGGTTCGTCATTCTTGTAGCTGCACACCATGACAGCCGGTTTTTCGCTGAGTATCCCGGCATCGGCAAGCCCGCTGAGTGTACCTTTGGCAGCCTTGAAATTTACAAAGCAGCCCAGACTCATGGTACGGTCTGTGGAAAATATCTCTACCATGTTGAAATATATTATAAGTTATCTGTTTTTCGGTGTTTCCTTTTACCTCACGTTCCAAACTGGGGATAACAGCGGGACGTAGCTCACCCAGTGAAGGGTGATTTGAAGGCAGCCCTGCTGCACTACGTCAACCGTGTTATGTCGGGGGTGGGAACGGCATCTCACGACGCAAAGAAGTAAATTGTGGAAGTTAAATTGGAAGTGTGGGTGTACGGGAATCGAACCCGTTTTCAGCCAAGACCTGAAGCACCCGTGAATTTAATCCGGCATCTCCCTGTAAAACGGGAGTTATGCTGATGGCGGCATTTTGACCGCAAGTGTTTGCCCGGATGTGCCACGCTGTATAACAATGGCGGTGATACGGCAAATAGCAACATCTTTACTCTCACAAACCACTTTGTTGCAGGATATACCATTGGCATACAGTGATATGTAGACAGTTGGACGGAAAAAGCCCGCAAAGTCGGCACACTGCCATACAATGCGGGCATGTTACCTGCAATTCACCGGAAATTCCAATGAATCAGGCGGCAGTTTTCATATCAGTGGCAGGTTGTTGTCCTGCCGCCTGTTCGGAAACAGCTCCGGCGGTTGTTTCAGCGGTTACTTCAGCAGGCTGTTCTTGGGACTGTCCGGCAGCCGGTTGTTCGGTTGCTTTGTTTCTGCCTTTGCCCTTGCTTTTGGCGCCCGCCTGTTCCGCCACGGTTCCGGCAGTCGTTTCTACGGTCACTGCTGCCGGGATTTCGGCAGGTTGTGGTACCGGTTGTTCCGCTTCTCTTGGCAGCGCCACACGGAAACCAAGCGCATCAAAGGACGCTTTTGCGGCGGCGTGGATAGCTTTCTTGTAGTCACGTGCCGTACGTTCAAAGTCCTTTTTGGTCGGTACAAGACCGATTTTTGCCCATACGGACTCTTCCAAGTCGAAGCGTTTCACCGTTTCACCCTTTTGGGTGCGGAAGATGACGGCACACGGAGTTGTGGCACGGAGTTTCGAGCGGATGCCGTCGTTCGCCTCACGCAATTTGATTTCTTCGGCTTTGACAGCCCAGAAAGTCATCACCACATTTTTCCACACACGGAAAATTTCATCCTGCGTCTTGTCTTTCGGTTCATAATCCGCACCGAAGAACTGTTGGGCGGTTTCTTTTTCATTGCCGTCACGGTCTGTACTTTTGTACACAAGGATCACGCCTTTCAACCCGTTCACCAAATTTACAAACTGTTCTGAATTTAATCTGCTTGTTGCCATAATGATAAAGTATTAGTTACTACGCAAAAGTGCGTATTGCGAGCACTTCCGGAATCGAACCGGAAATCTCACATTGCTGCGAAATGTGGCAGCCATTGCCACGTGCCCATAACCCGCCCATGTATTTCACCCTACATGCGCGGGTTTTAATTCATTTCCGCAACTTTCTTAACGTGCCCTATAGTTTGCTCGCAAAAAAATACTATATTTGCAATGTTAAATGACAAATACCTGTAACTTCGCATCATGGCAAACGCTCGCTTACTCCAATTTCGACAAGACGTTTCTTTGGCACGTCCCGGATCTTTTCCAATCCGGCAGATAACTTTAAGGTGAGGCATTTAGGCGTTTTGCCGAGCCGGGTATTGCGCATAGCATTGGCATATACATTTACCGGCGTCCCCTATACGGATAGTTTTTACCGCTATCGTGCATTTTATTCCGAGCGCACTGGGCGCAATTATGGCATTATTCTTACACGTCCTTTTTCATACAACTTGCACTCCCAAATTTGCGTGCTTTGTGTATGCGGTCTAAAAACACGTTTTTAGCCGTTCCAACTTGCTACATTGGTTTGTAGTCCTGCTCGGTGTGGTTATTTAACACCCTATTTAATCGCTCCAAAGCGAACAAGCGAATTTTTGATTTTCCAAGCCTCAAAAATAGGTTTCCCACAAAAAGGGCTTTTTGTTTCTCGCTCTTGGCGGTCTTTGTTTTTCTGTTTTTTAAATCTGTTTTTTAGTTATCTATTTTTTTTCTTTTTTTCTCCGTACTTGTTTGCCGTTTGTTTGGCTTTCGAGTACATGACTATTATAAAACTGTTTTTCAGAACTGCAAAACTTTTTGAGAATTTTTTTTAGATTGTTTCAAAAACACCCCTTTTGCGAATATGGTACGCATACGCGCGAAGAGAATTATTAATTCATTGAATATCAACAATATATAAAATAATAGCTTTTGCGAAAAAAAAATTTTTCATTGCAAAAAACGAAAAAAGCCCGTTTCTATATGTATATTAAAATGAAAGTTTTACTATATATTTAATTATCAATGGTATAGGTCTGAATAAATATCCAAATTAGATAAAAACAGAATGAAAAAATATATATTGCTTTCATTTTGTAACTAATAATAATAACAAAGTCTGTTTTATGTTTACTTTATATAAAAGTAAAACAAGTAACTTATTGTAAATTAATATAGTAACAATTTTAAAAAGAACCGGGTGGGTGTACTCCAAGGTGCGGATTCGATTTCTATCCTCGGGGCATTTTTCCAAATCCCGTTTTTTAAAACGATCCAATATGGGGTCCTGCCATAAAATTGTAAGCGGACGTCAAAAAATATATAATAACGGGGACATGGACTTACAGCGGTTTTAAATACAATCATAACTGTTATTCCGGCATTTATAAGACATTCCCAAGCCACAGATACACATACTTCCGGTTTTCATGGATATACAGACTTTCAGAAGATTTTCGTTTCTTGCGGGTAAGGCCGGTTTTGGGGAACATCGGAAATGTGGGCATAAATATATAGTGCCAAAGTATCCGGCTCTTGGTATATATTCTTGATTGTACCGGTAAGAAACGGCTTGTTGGATTCTGTAAAACAGCATGTTCAAATGGAATTTTCATCGGTAGGGATTACGCTGTAATAGTCTATTTATTAACCATATAGAATATATATGGAAATGCATGTGTATGATTCTTGACTTTTTTGTATGTTTTTTGTGATTTTGTATAAGAATCCTGAGAATTGGTGTTTAAACGCCTGTCTTTTTGCTGAATAATGTGTATATTTGCCATAATGTTTCTCTTGTGTATGAAACATGGCTTTTGAATGTTACAGGAAGGAAGCGAAGAAAAGGATGAATAATGAAACCATATCGTAGAAAGGATATCAGGAATATTCCGGGCGAACTCTCCATAAGCAAGGGGCTGGCCGTGTTCAATGAGGCAACATTGGAGACGGGACTTGTGGGTGATGTTTCCGGCGAGTGTATTTCAGTCCCGGTCAGGGTGACTGCGGACAAACAACTTCTTACGGACGATGTCGTAATGCCCTTGAAAGATTGCCGGGAGGCGGATACGGAACAGAAGATTGCGTTACAGCGTCTGTTGAACAAACGGCATCTGGTATGGGACAGGCGCAAAGGCGCATTGTCGGAATCGATGTACATACCCAAAGACGGGCAGCAGGTGAAAGTGAGCCTTTTGGACGAGCATGTCATATTGGGGGCGTTCAAGGAGATTGACAGGAAAGGGAATCTTGTGTTGTATTGCCTGATGGAGGAGGACGGCACCCTGCGTCATTCACTGCATGAGGAAATCGGCGTTGCGGAGAATTGGCAGATTACCCCGATAGGAACCAGTGCCCGCAGCCGGTTTGCCGATGCGCTGCACCGGGAAGGGATTGTATGGAACGGACGGCTGAAACGCCTTGAACCGCTGGAAATACATATCAATCGTGGAGGAAAATACTATTACCTGAATGATGTCCTGGAAATCTGTGAATGCAGGGACAGCAGCCGGCCGTCAGACAGAAAGCGCCTGGAATGCGGAAACTATTTCAGGGAGCATAAGGATGCCGAACTGGTGTGTGACTGTGTGCGCTCCATCGTCAAGCTGAACCGGGGCAAGGATGTCAGGCGATAACACGACAATAGGGGGAGAATATTATTCTATCGTTCTCTCTTTTAGGAATCTGAAGGGGAAGTGGCCTTTCTTTTTTTTGCTCTTTCCCTTATAAAAACAAAAACAGACGGCGATGCCGTCTGCTATCTATCTGTTTCTTTTTTGGTATCTTTTTTCTTTGCTCCAAAGAAAAAAGTACATCTACCATCTTCTTCTTGTATGATACTACTTATAGTATTGTTGCTACATTTGTAACACCCCTCGTCTCAGTTATCCGGTACATTTGTATCATCTTCAAGGTAAAAAAAACGGGGCGTCCGGGGCTTCTCCCCCTGGCGCCATATTTTGTTTCAATTTAGACATCTGTTGTTTGTCGCATATGGCTACGGATATAAAAAAACAGACGGCATGCAATGATACCGTCTGTTATTCTTCCATGTGCCTCTTTTCAGGGCGGACATGTTCCGTGCTTTTGCCCGTTCTCCTTCCAGTGGTAAACCTCCTTGTCGGAGACGGACATCACTGTTCTTTTTTCCACATCAAACACCTGCCGGCAGAATGCCTTGACACAAAAGGATGTTTTCAGTTCCGCCAGTATTCTCACGAGCCTGTCATAAGCATGCATGTCCCAGAGATAATCATACATTCCGCCAAGCGGCACCCGTTTAAGCAGCCCCATGCATGTTGCCTTCTTCACGCATTTATCAAAAAGGCGCGAACCGATCTCCATGCTCTCCATATGATACCGTTTGCTACGCAAAGTGTCATATCCCTTCTCCCGCAGACGTGTGCGGTCCGCCATGTACATCATGAATATGACCTCTTCCGGTGGAAATGCTCCCACCAGTCCGCTGAAGCATTTCAGAAACGGTATCACGGCCGCTTTTTTTTCATTATTTTCTTTCATGGCGCGCTATTTCCCGGAAACGTCCGTTTGTGAATTTCCCGCTTCATCATCCCTTATTGCGGGATTGACATAGAAGTGGCATATTTTGCCATTTCGCATCGGTTTATACACGGAGTAACCCAGTTTCCTGGCATAACGTCCCACGGAAACCCGGTTGGCGAACTTGCCGGTATGTTCCGTCAGGTGTGCCGCCATCTCCTCGACGGTCATTCTGCTTTTTAATTCCATATCATTGCTTTTATTTGGTTTCATGGTAAGGATAGCCATGACTGGTGCAAATTGTTTTCAATTGATATGAATTAATAAGAGACGGCCATGAAATCGGCACGGAGGAATTAACGGGTTATATTTTAGCCTCATTCACGGAGCCGTCTCCCGACTATTTCTCCATCAGCCGGCAGATCTCCCGTATCGTACCGGCATTCCGTTCGTCCAGCCACTCCCTGGCCACGTTCCAGGAGAGCGATTTGCTGAATTTCAGGTTCTCCTTTGTGATGGTGTGATATGACAGTCTTCCTTCCGTAGGTTTGAGTCCGATGGAGTGCAGCCCGCATAAGCCGTCCCGGAAAAATGTACATCTTCCGGCTTCCTGCCTGGCCTGTACCATTGGTACAATGCCCGGAACTTTTCCATGCAACAATCCCACAGCCCATCCGGTGGGTGCCAGCCTCTCCTTATATCCGGCTTTCAGTAGCCGCAGGATATCTTCCGGCGTACCAAGGCACGGGGTGTGGCATTGCCGCCTGCATAGCGGACAGCGGCATTCCACCGGACGCCTTCCTGTCTTGCGGATTATCCGCTGTAATGCTGTCTCCATCGTTATGCGCCCGGTAAATGGTATTCCGGATTCTTTTTCCGCCATAACTCTATGATACATTCACGGCCGGCCTGCGTCCAACGTTTTGTCGAACCGAAGGTATATACCTTTCCCCGGCTGTTTTCCCATGTGTAGGGGACATCACATTGCCATGCCCGGCAGGAGGGGAAGACCACCCACTGCCGTTTTTCGTACTTGCAGATTCCTTCCTCGGCAAGAAACTGATGCAGCTGTCGCGGGGAGATACCGAGCTCGTCGGCGATACGTGTGCTCTTGAACCAGTCCCTGTTCTCGATGAACTCCTCGTAGAAGACAATTTTGGGCATGGAGTCGCGCACCACTTTCCGTAGTTCCCGGATCAGTTCCTTTGCCGCCTCCATATCTTGCGGCATGGGACAATCCAGGCAAGGCATATTGGGGGGCGCCGGCTTCGGATGTTCACGAATGGCGGTCGTCGGGCGTTTCATGGACAGCTTTTCGATAGCTTCACCACACCATTCCGCCAGGGACAGGTCTTCCGGTGTGACCCACCGGACCAACGGTATGATAAGGGGGGATTCCAGCCAGGTCGCCCCATGTCCACGTCCACGCGTGGTGAAGATTTGCGACTCATACTTTCCGGTACGTCCGTTACCCGCCATCTCCCTGCGGAGCATATCTGTAGAGGCAATGCGGAGCCACTCGGATGGAATCTTCCCGAAATGCATCGTGATCTGTGTGGCGTTGACCATCAGCTTGTCACCGATGCGCCGGAATGTGACAGGAAACCCTTCCATGAAATGAAGGATTGTGTCATTCTGGACCGCGGAGTGCAGATCATCAGACTCCAGTTCCAGAAGCTGGTTGCCCCATGCCTCCAGCTCGTCAAGCATGTCGCGGGGTATAATAGTCTCCTTGCGCACCGTCCGCAAAAGCCTGCGCATATCGATGGGCCGGAAACTCCACTGCTCCCGTCCGTTCTTCCGGAAACTGATCCTCAATGCCGTCGGGCAGATACGGGCGATGGCCCCGTCTTCAAGCAGCTCGCTCCGTTTAAGTATGTTACATACGTCCATGGCACAGATGTGCAGATGGCCGCTGTGGTTTCGGGAAACCCGTATGTTCCAGTCCCGAAACGGAATGTTCCTATTCTCTCTCATAATCATTTCCTCCTTTCTTTTTGTTGTCAGATTTATGTTTATTCTCAAGCAAGGCCCGCTTGTGGGCCATTTTGCGCACCGGATAGTATGTACGTTTCTCACCGCAAAGGGCATCATAATCCTTCAGCATCAGCGTGCCAAGGTCGGACAGTTCGATCTCGACATCCGGATGCAGATGTCTGAAATAGAGCCCGCCGCTGCATACGTACTTGCCCGTGCAACAAAATGAAATGGCCTGCAAGTTGCCTTTTGTCAGTTCCGCCGCACTATGTAGCGAGCGCGTAATGGCGACAAGAACCTGTGCCCCGTTGAAAATGAGCACCATTTTTGGCCGTTTAAATGTACTACGTCTCATGTTGTCCTAATATTTGCGTTAATTCCTCCTTTGTAAATCTAAGGCCGGCAGTCTGTACCAGCCAAGTGTCTGAAACGGTAAATCCACCGGACAGCAATTCGGACATGCGCTCCAGAAGGTAGGCACCGAATGCAGGATCGATGTAAACGACAAATAATAGAGCCAGACATTCATCAATTAACAGATGTCCCGACGCCTCGTCACGGATAACCATGTTTTCCTTGTCTATTCCGTAAACATCCGTCAGCGCTGTTATCCAATGATGGAAAGAGGCGCGGAAGTCACGGACGTTGTGCCGGTGTGCGTCTCCTCGGGCCCGGATAAAATGTGTTGCGTCGAAATAGACCGGTCCGTCCTCCTGTGACGTTCCAAAAAGCAAATCGGGGAATTCCCTGTACCGGACTGTCCGGCAGGGAATCTTTTCTTCTTTCATGTTCTTTTTTCCATTGTTTTCAAATTTGTATTTAACATTGTGCAAATATATATCTTTTTACGGTGAAATATCACAAAAAACAAGACTGATTTTTCGTTTTTATTTAATTGATTATCGTTGATAATAAGCGATTTACAGAAAATTCAAATCGAAATATCTATATATTTGGTTGTATTATTTCGTTTTGCAAATCAAGCATTAAGAAGCCTGTTTTTCATATACTTTTTTTTGTACAAAACTTCTCTCCCGCCTGCTCTCTACTCTTTAGGTAAAAAAGCAAAAAAAATATGGTGACATCGGACAATTCATTCAACGGGGAGCTTTTGGAGAGCATATTCAGGACTTCCAAGAAAACCATTCAGGAGTATGTCCGCGAAATCGAACGCAACAACCGCTACCGTTCATGCCGCCAGGATATAAGTTCAGGATACATCCTTGATGACCGTGCCAGGCTCATTGACCTGTACGAGGCCTGCCTGCAGCAGGATGCGCATATACGGTCGGTGGTTGAAACTTTGGAGAGCCAGATACTCGGCGACCGTTATATGCTTGCGCATGTGAACGGGAAAGGGAAATATACCAAAGACGTGGTGAACTCGCAAAAGATACAGGGCTCGCAATTTGACAAGATAATCAAGGGTATCGTGGAAGCCAAGCTTTACGGGTATACTTTACTCGAAATCATGCCGTATGTTGATTCCGGAACAGGCAGGTTGGCGGAAGTCAACATCATCGAACGGCGCAATGTATTGCCGGACCAGAGAGTTGTACTGAAAAGGCAGGGTCTATGGGAGCCGCATTGGGATTTGCGCAATCCGGCCTACCGCCGTTGTTATGTGCTGGTAACCTCGGGTGACCTTGGGCTTTTTTCTGCCACAACGCCATTGATACTCGCCAAAAAGTTCACGGTGGCCAATTATGTTAACTTCTCCCACACCTACGGACAACCGATCATTCATGGAAAGACGGTCAGTGAGAGCAATGCCGACCGCAAACGGCTGGCCGGTGAAATAGCCAATGCGGCGCAGAACAAGGTCGTGGTCACCGGCATCGAGGATGAGGTGGACATCAAGACCTTCACCATGTCCAATTCGGAAAAGATATATACCGGACTGATTGACTTTGTCAACAAGGAGGTTGCCAACCTTGTGCTCGGTTCCGAGTCCATGGCCGGAGGGATGCAGTCGTATGTGGGTTCTACAAAGGCGCATCAGGATATTTTCCGTGACCGTATCGAGGTTTACCGCAGATATATCGAGAATGTCATGAATGAGGAGATAATCCCCCGGCTGGTAGCCATCGGATATATTCCTGCAGGACTGGAATTCAGGTATTCAAACCGGATAGAGATGAATAACGAGGACCGTATCAGGCTCTATTCGCTCATTACAGAAAAATACGAGGTTGCGGCTGACGAAATCGAGAAGGAGTTCGGAATCAATGTGGGCAAGCAGCTTAATGCCATCCCGGTTATGGGGCTTGAAGCGGATGGCGGCCGGTACATTCCCGGCCATAACGACCGCGGTATCATGTCAGACGAAGAGTATTTCCGACGTTACGGGCATCCCCGGGGGAGTAAGGTTGAAAATTTTTTGCGGGGAACGGAGTGATGGCCCGGCTTCCGTTCCCAAACGGTGTTCCATATGGAGCCGTCAGGGCGTCCGCTTTTCAGGAATCCGGTACGGAAAAGGAGTACCGTGTCATATTTGAGGCATTCCGCAGGTTCATTCTCCACTATGAAAACAGTGCCGAACGTCTCGATATTATGGAGGACATCATCACTTTGCGTGCTTCTTTCCTGATAGACAAAGCGTTGACAGGTTTACGTATTGACCTGGACCGTGCATTGGAGATTCTGAGAAACCATAATAGCTTTACGACGGAGAGAGAGAGGCTGCAGCGTGACATTCTCATCGCTGCCATAGACAACCTGGTTGATTTTGCGGCGGCCGAAGAGTATGCGATGTTCAAGGATATGCCTGAGACAGTGGATGAACGGGATATGGAGACATACGGGGAGATATGCCGCCGGTATAACTTTATTTATGCGGAGAGAGAGAACAGCCAGGTGCTTTTCGCCGCTTCGATGGCGGCATGGTGGCTCACGGTGGATACGGACACGGTGCTGACCTATATGACGCAGGGAGACGAACGGGTGCGGGCGTGGCATCTGTCCCTCGAGGGGCTCTCGTACCGCAAATCGGAATTCCCGCCGGAGTTGATACCGCCCATTGAGTGGGGATGCCGTTGTTTTCTGGTAGCGGACGGGTTCGCCGCGGTACGGGCTGCACTGCCCGTTCCGGAAAATTACAGGAAGAGGATCGATCCTGTCTTCCGGGAGAGTCTGGCCACGGGTGGACGCATTTTTTCCAGGGCACACCGCTATTTCGACATGCCGCTGCCGGAGCACATGACCAAAATTGTAAAACGGATAAAAGAAAAATTTCATGCAAAAGATAACACTCGATGAATTTTGCACCCATTGGGTGAGGGAAAGGGGAAAGGGAGGCTGGGATCCGTTCCTGCCCAGCCGTCTGGCGGGTAACACGTTTGATTTTGCCACCGAGGCCGGACAGTACAGCCGGCAGCAGTTTCTTGCCTCCTTTCCCTCGGGAGGTTTCTGCGGCGGCACATGGACGCCACGTACCTCCCGTTGGGGGCGGAAGTTTACACATCCGGTCATGAATGACACGGGAGCTCTTGCCGCAGGTATCAAGGGAGAAGCGGACAGGACCGATATCAGGGGGCGGCGCAGCGACGGCAGCCGGATATTCCGTAAAGGGGCCCGCTACTCAATATGGACTACCGAGAAGAGCATTCCGATTAAGGGCAAACGGGGACGCAGCAAGAACCGCTACGGGCACTATGCCGCCGTACACAATACCGACCCGAAATTTGGTCTGTACACCGTAAACCAGCATTCTTCACGGCGTCCCGTACACCGCCAGTTCATAGGTTTCTCCCCGAAGATAGAGGATTACATCGCTGATAATTTTATGGATATGATTTTTAAAGGATTCCCGGGCGTATGATAAAGGACAAGCATTCCGTAGGACAACCGCATCAACCGGCTCCCGTGCAGGAAAGCCTGCCGGAAGAAGTGTCCGAAAATCCGTTTGTGAACATGTATCAGGCGGTGAAGCGGGCCATACAGACCATAAAAGAGGACCCGGACGATCCGCTCTCACCTCCCTTTTTCAAGACCATAGCCATTGACAACGGACAGTTCGCCCGTATCGTACGTGGGGAAAACACGGAATATGAGACCGTTTTTCCGGCCGTCTTTATCCATTTCGTCAACGTGAGGTACCTGGTGCAACAGCAGAGAATCGGCGAGGGGCGCGCCACCATGCGTGTACGCTTCATTCTTAATACGCTCAACAACGGGGACGAGGATAGGGAATGCGAGTCATTCATCGTATTCCAGAGGCTGAACGTGGCCATTCAGGATGCCAAGAACAGGGAACCCGCCCTTAACGAACGGTGTAACCTGACCTATTTTGACATGCCGACCACCACTAATATGCTCCAGGCGTATTGGGTGGACTATGAGGTATGGTTCCGGGAGTCTTCCGCATGGAAATACAGGGACTGGGTAAAGCGCTATCTGGTCATGCCGCCTTTCACGCAGCATGGCGATGCGCCGCAGCATGACGGCGGCGGGCACGGCTATCACCCTGAACCGGGCTATGATAAGGCGACAGGATTCAGTCAGGCGGTGGAAACAGGCGTACATGGCGGAAACAAGGATGAGATTTCCGGCATTTGATGGTGGGGCCTTGCACATTCACGGCATGGGTATCTGAAAGGGTGGTCCGGCGCTTCGTCCGTTCAAACAATGCATGGTCATTTTTCGATTAAATGTCATTATTCCGGGAAGTAAGTCCCGCTACCATATCCAAATGTCTTGTAAAATGATCTTAAAGTTGCGTGGCGTGCAGGTGGACAGCCCGTCCGGAACTGTTTTTAACCCATAATCTTGTCTAACGCCTACTCTTCCATAAAAAGAAAAACATGAGTACAGAAGAATTGCAATATGTGGTGGGTGAAGCAAAAACGGGTGAACCTGCCGTTATCCGTTTCTTCGGCCGCGTAACGGAAGAAACCACCTCCCGGTTCAATGACGAGTTCGACTTTCTTGAAAATATTATCCGTCCATCCTGTATCCGCGTGTTAATCAATTCGGAAGGTGGCAGTGTCCTTTACGGCATGTCCACTTATTCCACCATCGCCAATGCCAAAGTGGACACAGAATGTGTCATCGAGGGCGTGGCGGCGTCAATGGCTTCCATTATCTGGGCTGCGGGCAAACGTTCCCTTATGCGGGACTACGCCATTTTAATGATCCATAATCCTATACTGCCGGACAATGACGGGGAAGAGCCTTCGGACATGCTGTTGGCTTTCACCAGGCAGATAGAAACGATTTATCGGAAAAGGTTCGGTTTGACCAAGGAGCATGTGCGCGCCATTATGGACGGGCAGGCCGGCAAGGACGGGACTTATTTTGATGCGCAGGCTGCCGTAAAAGCGGGCATCATTCCATCAGAGAACATTATTCGTACATCGAAGCAGCTCTGTCGCAAAGTACATGACGAGATTGCCGGACTGGCGGACACGGCGGCCATTCAGGAGTTGATGGACCGCGTCAGTGAGGGGAATAAACCTTTTGAGGATATTTTTCCTACTCTTACAGAAACAGAAAACGATATGGCAAACGAAAACAAGACACAAGGTTTTGAGTACGGGGCGATTGCCGCCTCGCTGGGCATGAAGGACGGAGAAGTCAAGGACGTGATGGCCCGTATCTCCGAACTGGCAGCGATGGAACCTAAATACAAAGAGGTGCAGAAAGCCCTGAGTGACGCACAAACGGTCATAGCCGGTAAGGATGCTGCAATCCGGAACTTGCAGAAGGATCTGTCCGCTGCTACGGCACGTCTCTCCACTTACGAACAAAAGGAGAAGGACGAGAGGACATCCCGCATCGAAACGCTGGTGGAGAACGCCATTGGCGAAGGCAAGATTGACCGTGAGGCAAAAGCGCAATGGGTGGAGATGGCGGAGGCCAACTTCGAGTTGGCGGAAAAAACACTGGCTTCCATCCCCGCGCGTGAGATCATCTCCAAAGAAATCGCCAATGACCCGGCCAACATCCAGGCCACGGCGGAGGCGACCAAGACGGCCGAGCAGATGATGGCCGAGAAGGTGGCCGAGGTAGTCGGTGCGGATTTCAAGTTCCGCAAACTCTGACAGGCAGACATCCGATCTTAATTGACATGCCGGAGGCCGCAGGCCTCGCGCGGAAACACAAGTATCCGCCAGTCGGCCGAGTTTCACATTTCAACGGAAAAACTTAAAACGACAATGGCCGATACAGTAAATTTTCTTCAAAATGGATATAGCGGCGAGGTTCTTGAGGACCTGCTGACCTATACCGTGCAGGGTAATGATACGGTTCGTGAAGGACTGATCCATATCAAGACGGGCATCCAGCACCGTTATACACTCCCTGCCATCAAGCTGGGCAATATCATTCAGGACAATGTGCCGACCCCACAGCCCATTCACGGTTCCAAAGGGGATGACGGCTCGAACGAGTACCAGTTCACCGAACGGTATCTTGAGCCCTCCGATTTTATGGTTTACCTTGAATTCAATCCCAGGGACTATGAAAAGTACTGGCGTTTCGCACAACCGGAGGGCAGTCTTGTATTCCGGGAACTTGACCCGAAAATCCAAGCCACGATGCTTCGCTTGCTCATGGACAAAAAAAACGAATACATCGGTAATGCCATATGGACCTCCGCACGTGGCGGAGATACGGTGGCAAAAATCACCGCACCGGAAGGCTGTACGAAAATTGGTGCCAACAAGGAGAAGTATTTTGATGGTGTTGTCAAACGCATCCTCGACAATGTAAACTCTACGGACACGCAGGTAGTTGCCGGCGGACAGTGTATCGTTTCGGGAACGACCGAGTTGACGGACGGTGCGGCGGTGGAAGCGGCTCTTTATGCGATGTGGAAAAAATGTCCCAAACAAATCCGCAAGAAGACATCCTTGGCCTTTGTGGTAGGATGGGATGCTTGGGACGCGTATGACCAGTATATCTCGGACAAACAGGTCAAATACTCCGAAAATACCGAGGTCAACCGCTATCGCTTTAAAGGCAAGAGGATTATCCCGATCGTGGGAATTCCCGAACATACGATGGTGCTCGGCGAGTTTTCCACCGGGATGGACTCCAATCTTTGGATGGGGGTGGATTATGCCAACGATACGGATATTCTGAAAATTGACCGGTTGCAGGCCAACTCCGAACTGTTCTTTTTCCAGATGCGCATGAAAATGGACGTGAACATTGTCCGTCCCGCGGAGATCGTGGTGCATACCGCCTACAAAAAGAGCGAATAACACACCTTTCTTCATTTTTCAATATCCACCCGGGGAGCGGAGGTCAGAGCCCCGTTCCCCATTTTTATTCCACTGTTATGGCAAAAAAAATAAATACGGAGGAGGAACCTCAAAAAGAAGGCAACAAGGTTGCCGCACCGGAACTTCCGGCGGAAGCAATACCGGAAACGTCCGAGAAAATATCCGCTACGGTTGAAGACAAACGGCCCGTCCCGGCTGAGAATACAGGGAATACGGAGGACGAGGCGGCAGACCCGTATATACTGGCCCTTTTGGAAAAATTCCCTGCATATCCGTCCCTGTATATCGACAGGCATGGTGGAACCTACACTCCGGACACGGCGGCAACTGTCAGAGGCGGGGCTGTACTTTACAAAAACCCTTTTTATAACGAACTTAAAACAAAACCATAATGGCACTCGGCAATGTCTTTATCAAGGATGTGGACGGCAATATCCCTTACGAGACCGGTTCTTCCAACGAGAAGGTGACGGGATTATTGTTTGATATTTCCCTCCAACCCACACTCTTTACGGAAGGGTATGGCAAAACCAATGAAACGAAGCTTAAACCGGGGGATGTATGCTACATCACCTCATTCAAGTCCGCCGTTAAGGATTTCGGTATTGTTGAGCGTGTGGAGGCTACCGACGAGGAGGAGATGAACGTCAATTTTCTGCATGGTATTCCTGCCTACCATATTCGTGAGTTTTTCCGGATGTCAGGCAATCTGAACGGTTCAGGAAAACTCTATGTGATGTTTGCTGACTGTTCTGCAAACTGGGACGCACTCGAAATCATGCAGCGTGCCGCCGGAGGCATGATCAACCAGATGGGAATTTGGACGGAACAGCCGCTGTGGAAAGCGAACGGGACTTCCGGAGAGTACAATCTCAACCTGGTAAAGGGACTTAATGATGTGGCTGTAGGGCTTGCCGGACAGAACCAGCCCCTGTCACTCATACTCTCCGCCAATCCATCCAATACAGGGGCGGACACGACTGAGGGGCGTCAGATTGACTTGAATAGAATACCGTCATGTATCTGTGAGTCAAGTCGTATCAGCTGTATATTCGGCCAGGCGCATCACGAAAAGATCTCCACGATGCAGATGCGCAACAAGAATCACACACCGGTAGGATTCTTGGGCGCGGTCATGGGTGCCATTGCCAAGGCGAACGTCCATGAATCCATAGCATGGGTCAAACAGTTCAACCTCTTCACGGATGATTTTCAGGAGATAGAGCTGGGGTTCGGTGATATCAGCCTTGACGAGGCGGAGGAACATTTTATCAGCCTGAACCGGTATGAGTCGTTGTCCCCGTCACTGCTTGACGAACTTGATGACAAGGGCTATATTTTCCCCATCAAGTACGCCGGCCGTGAGAACGGTATTTATATTTCAAAGGACCAGACCTGCTCAACGGGTGATTTCCGCACCATCGCAAGAAACCGTACTATCAACAAGAGTCGCCGCGCCGTGCGTGCCGCACTGTTGCCATATGTGAATTCCCCGTTGATGGTCAATCCTTCAACCGGGTTCCTTGCCCCGTCGAAGATCACCGCATTCAAAACACTCATCGGGGATATATTGGCCAAGATGCAGGCGGCACAGGAAATTTCAGGATATGCTGTCACTATCGATCCGAACCAGAATGTACTGGTGGACGATACGCTCCGCATCTCCTATGTCCTTGTGCCTGTCGGGGTGGCTGTGGAGATTTATGTAGAGGAAGGACTTTCATTAACCGCAAACAAATCATAGAAAATGGCAATAATTAATAATGTGGCATATTCATGGTCTATGATAACCCTGTCATCGACCGCCCTGGGAATTGACGAGGGATCCACGACCCTTGAAGGTGTGTCCGCTATCAAATGGTCGAAAAAACGTAAGGTGGAAAGTAACTATGGCATGGGTGGAAAACCTGTCAGCCGCGGATTCGGAAACATTACCTATACGGCGAGTATCACAATGGACTATGCCACGCAACAATTGTTGCGTTCAGTCTATGGCTCGTTGCTCGAAATCGGTGAGTTCGACCTGATCATCAGCTTTGCCAACCCCATGGCCAGTGATGACTGGACGACCACAACGGTGACACTCAAAGGATGTATCTTTACGGAGGACTGTCTTGAGTCGCAGCAGGATGATACCAACATCACGCATGAGTTCGACTTGAATCCGTTTGATATTCAGATAGGTAACGGCGATACAATCTGACTTGTCATGAATGTGACCTTTGAAGGAAAATCTTCCACCGGAAAAAATGAATGGCTTACACCTCCTTGTTTGCTTGACAGGTTGGGAGAATTCGATTTGGACCCGTGTTCACCGGTAAACCGTCCATGGGATACGGCGAGGCATCACTACACCGTCGAGGATGACGGGTTACGGCAGCCATGGTTCGGGCGGGTGTTTTGTAATCCGCCCTATGACACGCCGCTGATTGTCCGCTTTATCCGTAAATGTGTGGAGCACCGGAATGCTATTGCGCTCACTTTTGCCCGCACGGACACCCGGCTGTTTCATGAACTGATATTCCCTTATGCGGACACAATACTTTTCATCAGGGGGCGGCTCAGGTTCTATCATGTCACCGGAGAGCAGGGAGGCACTGCCGGGGCGCCATCCTGCCTGATCTCCTTTAACAGGGAAAATACCGCCGCCCTGAAAATGTGCGGTATCGAAGGGAAATTGGTAGCTCCCCGATTTTTATGATCATTCCTTGGTCGGGTATGCTGAAATTGGCCTGTCTGTCGGAAACGTAATTCCGGCGGACAGGCCGTCTGGTATATCAGGAACGTTACAAGCCCGGGCTATATGGAAATATGCGCTTCCCTGTCAAAGGACAGGTGCTCATTGCCGGACACATATCCCAATTGGTTGCAGATACATCGGGTATGGCCGATAACCTTGTTTATATTACGGTGGGAATGACCGTAAATCCAGTATTCAATCGGACTGTCTGCAATAAAGTCCCCCAGCTCGACAGTAAAGGCCCCGTTTAGCGGACTTCCCCTGAATTCTGCAGCCATCAACTCGAATGACGGCACATGGTGCGTGGCGACAATGATATGTCCGGCCGTACTCTGCATTACGCCCTGTTTTAAAAAACGAAGACAACGTGAATGCTCGTCGTTGAATCTTGTATAGTCCAACGGCTCACTGCCATGGCGTATCCTGCGGAAATCGGTGATGGCACTTTCCGTCGCATAGGCATCCTGCAACGGAATATGGGACCAGAGTGTGGTAGCAATCAGGTCGGTATCTTCATCCAATGAAATAACGGAGTTGTAGTGGCAGGTGATGTTTTCCCTGATTTTGAGCGACCAGCCGTTATACAGTTTGTCAATGTCGAACATTTTATAAAACTCGTGGTTGCCGGGGATCACTATGACCTCCCTGTAATTTTCGGAAGCCCAGTCCCAAAACGGATGTCTGGAATAGTTCTCGTCACCGATATATCCAATGTCACCGGCAAGCACAAGCACTTCTCCGGCAACAGACAACGGATCGTCCCTCAAGAGGCAACTGTTCTCCCTGAATTCAAGATGAAGGTCGGAAGCATATTGAATTTTCATCATTGCGTTGTAAAATTATCCTTGAGTTGTTTCAACAATTGTTCCGCCGTAACGTCTTTCAGTCCGGCTGATTTGAAAAAGTCCGCATTGGGCAGTTCGTCCTTAACACTCCCGCAGAATCCGTCAATGTCTTTCTTGAGAGTGTCGGGTACCGTATGGATATCTGCCGGAGAAAGCATTGCAGCCAGTCTGAACACATCTTTCTTATGTTTGGCAATATGCCTGCTGTCCACCTGCTCTCCATTGTCCTTTCGTCCGAGCATTTCCAGATAAGCCTTGCATTTCAGACAGATAAGGCTTTCAATATTGGCAATATGCACCCCGTATTCCAGTCTGCTGTGGGCAATTGTAAAATTGTAATAATCATCATCCATCAGAATGGCGGACAGGCTTGACAAGTCCTCGTCAACCGGAACCGGTGTGATATGGGCATCCTCCGGAAAATTGACAAGTCCGGGATTTCTGGAAAAAAGTTCCACCTGATAGGGGAATTCCGGGGCTGAGGGCTCCTTGAACCTGTAATATTCATGCCGCTGTTCCCCTTCGCCCGTTCCTTTGTTCCGACTCACATATCCGGCGACTTTTACGAACTCCCAAAATTTAGCGACAAAATCTGAAGACAGGGCTTCCACTATCAGAATAATGTCTATGTCCTTGGTCGCCCTCGGATTCTGTGCATATATTTCCTCATGCACTTCGCAGGCGGTACCTCCGATAATGACATAGTTGTCTTCGTAACCTACAAAAAATTCTTTGAATTTCTCTATACCTCTTACCATTGTATATTATTTATCATGTTCTCCAATTCTATTTGAATCCGTTCGTCCCCGATATCTTTCATGGACAGGAATAAAGACAGCTTGTCCACTATTCCATTGTCCTGCAACAGTTTCGGATTGTAACGCCATATTTCAATACGGTTCTCTCCATATTCCTTGTCTGTCCGGAACTGCAACCTGCGGAACTCTTCTTTCGAAACCGCATAGCTGCCGTTCCTTTCCCTGTTGAGCATCGAATATTCCGACAGGGCATTCACGCCGCTTATGGAAAGAGTGTCATCCGGGCGGATATCCGTATACACCACCCGTTCGACGGGGTTCGCCAAAAACGGCAGCGCCCTGTCCCATAGTTCATGTTTTGCGGATTTGAATTCCAGACTCTTTGTCTTAATCCCGGACAAAGTTACGATTTCTTTTTCCTCCAACCATCTGACCGCCCGGTTTGCATTGGCATAAGAGACTTTAAACAGGTCTGCAATCTCATAAGTACCCTTGCCGGCAAGGGAATTTACTTCCAGATGATAAAGGATGGCACATTGGGCTATCGCCGGAATTTGTGTCCCTTTTTCCTCTTTGGGGGCCTTTTGAGGTTTCAGGTCAATCAGTAAATCCGGTATGAACATCTGTCTTGGCGGTATAATGAAATTTACGCGTTGTCTGACAAGGCGTTGTATGTTATAAGACGCCATCATGTCAAATACAAATATTACCGGATGCCGGACCTTCCGCTCGACCAGTTCTTTCTGCCTCTGTATTTGCCCCGGCGTATATGCGGAACTGTCCGTACTGCATAAAAGAAAGACTTCCCGGCCCAGCAGGTTTGCCGTATAAAAATGGTATCCGGCGGTTATATTGACCGGGAACATATTCAAGACCTCTCTTCCAATGGGCGCAATATCAACCTTCAAATCAAACGTTTCGTTGATATATTGGCTTGTTTTATGTATATAATCATTTGATTTGCACATAATCATTCGTATTTGATAATGTGCAAATATAGTGATTATATCTTGTTTTACAAATAAATATAATGTATTATCTGCTTTTATTTCCTGAAGATTTGTTTTAAACGGGCTCTTGCCCGGAAATGCAGTGTTACGATCAGCCGGTAGCTTCATCATATTATATATGGATAATAAAACCCTATGTTTGGTCCATACCGGATAAAATGTATGCCCATATAATCTTTTCACCGTTCTTTGCCCTACTCTTTCGATGAATCAAAACAATATTCGACATGGACGAAAAAATGCTTTCACTGGAACAGGAAACTAAAATCAAGGAAAAAGCTCTCAAATTGAAAGAAGAGAAGAAGCTCCGTAAAATTTATCCGATGGTGGTCTTCGGAGACACGTCCAACGGCGAGAAAGAGACTTATGTGGCTTATATGTCCGAACCGAACTTTCCACAATTCAGCAAATTCATGGCCGCATCAAAAAAAGACGAGGTCATGGCCATGCGCACACTTGCCCGGGACTGTTTTGTGGATGGCGACAAGGAACTTGTGGATGACGAGTCACTCTTCCTTTTCGGACTTATGGGACAACTTTCCGAACTTATCACCACGCGGCAGAGTCTCCTGGTAAACTTATAGGCCGGTGGGTGGTGACGGACGATCAGCGTATCCGCCAGCGGACTGTCTATATCCGCCACTACTTCCCCGGCGTCAACCTTGACACGATCTCTGACGAGGAGTTCGCCATGCTCTCCGAAGAGGCGCTGTGGCTGCACGAGCAGATGCTTGCCAGCCGCATGCCGTTGCCGGTTTCCATGCCGGAGAGGATACCCTGAACGGCCGCTGTAATCCTCCGGGGTTACGGCGGCTTCGCTTTAAACCCCGTCCTTTCCGGTGACACTACTCTTTTAATGCGACATTCCCTTCAATCATGGCTCAGGAACAAAACTATCAGGTCAATTATACCATCAACGTCGACGCCTCGCAAGGCACTAAACAGGTCATAGCTTTCGGTGAGGCTGTGGGCAAGCTGGTGCAGGCGAAAGCCTCGCTGTCCCCTGCGGTAAACAACATCAAGACAATGATGAACGAAGTTGACCGTGTCTTCCGTACCAAAAATGGGAAGAAGCGTAGTTTTGACTATCGGTTGACCATTGACACGAGGAGCAGTGAGGAGAAGCTGGAACGTGTCAAAAACCTGCTTACGGACATTGCGGCCCTTTCCAAAGGCATCAGCCTGACCATTAATGCGGGACAGGTGCTCGACAGCAGGAAAATCAAAACCGCCGCTAAAAATCTTTACGAGAAGAAAGCTGCGGAGATTCGCAAGGCCGAAATTGAGAAAAATGCGGCCTCTTCAGTAGGTACGATGGTCGACGCCCAGAAGCGCATAACCAAGGCCATCGGCAAAATCAATTCCGCCCTGGTTTCCGTGGAGCGCGGCAGGGAGCTGCAAATCAGGACCGATACGGCGGAAAACCGGCTGCAACGTGTGCTTTCCCTGCTGGAACGTATCAAGGGGGAATCCCGCCCGGGCCTGGGCATGCAGGGTGGAATGTCCGTGGGGAGCTTGTTTCCTTCCGTTCCCGTTCCTTATGCCCCGGGAACATTCGTCATGCCGGAAAAGGCACAGCAGAAACTGATGGAGCGTCTTTATGCCCGGCAACAGCTGCATCGCCAGAAACTTGCACATGCCGAGGATGTTTTTGCTGCCGACCAGCGTCGCAAGGAGGAATCGGCCCGGGCCTCCGCAGAGGAGAAACGGCGTACCGACGAAGCCCGTACCAGGGAACGGGAACGTAAGGATGCCGCCCGCGAAGCGGAAAAGTTACGCCGGCAGACAGAACAGGCACGCCGGAAAGCCGAGACGGAACAGCGCAAGGCGGAACAGGCGGCAAGAAAACAGGAACAGCGTAACGCTATGCAGTCCGTACGGCTGATGCAACGGGAACATACCGCTGCCGGGACACTTTACCGTAGCAAGCGACGTGCGGCCATCAACCGTATCCAATATTCGAAGGCACCCTCGCTGAGGAATCTGCCTTTCGCTTCCATGCTGAACGCCTACATGGGCTACAGCCTGGTACGTTCGGAACTGTCCGACGCTGTCGAATATGCCAATATCATGAAGTCGGCCAGATCCATCCTGCGCGTGGCCGACATGGATCTGGGATCTTTTGAGACCCGCTTCGACAACATGGCCCGCCATGTCCGCAAGATAGGAATCGATACGAAATATACTGCTGTGGAGATCGCCGGCGCCGTCAAGTTCCTTTCCATGGCCGGCATGGATATCGAGACAATCCACAAATCCATCCGGCCGGTCACGAACCTGGCGCTCATCGGGGACAATGACGTGTCCTATATTGCCGACCTGGCCACGAACATCATGGCTGGCTATGATATCCATAACGACAGTATGGATAGTGTGGCGGACATTATTGCGTCGACCATCTCCCGCTCGAATGTCAATATCGTCGAAATAGCGGAATCCTATAAAATGGCTGCCGGTTACCTGCGTATGGCCGGTGTGGAGTTCACGGAAGCCAGTGCCGCCATAGGCCTGCTGGGCAATATGGGGTTGAAAGGAACACTGGCGGGTACCTCGCTGCGGGCCATGTCCACCCGTTTTGCCAAGCCTACGAAAGAGGCCCGGGAGGTTTTGGACCGCCTGGGCGTCAAATTCACGGAAAAGCGTGACGTGGAGGGGGTACGGGTGGAGAAGTTGCGCCCCATAGCGGACATCTTCGAGGAGCTGAACAGGAAAGGCGCCTCAATGGCGGACATGCAGGCGATTTTTGGAAAAATCGGGGGGAATGCAGCTATGATGTTTGTCCGTAATTACGACCAGCTGCGTGCACTCAGCTCCCATAATAGAGGTTCCCAGGGAATATCGGCGGAACTGGCACTTGTAAAGCAGGATACCACTAAGGGATTGTGGGCGCAGGTTACCTCCCAGCTGAGCGAGGGGTTCATGCGCGCGTTCGAGGTGATGGAACCCTCGGTACGTGCCGTTCTGCGTTCCTTTCTGGATAAATTCAAGGCTCCGGAATTTACCCGCGGACTGCTTTCTGTCGGGAACGCCCTGTTGGACATATTTACCGTCATAGGTAATATCGGGGCTTGGGTGGCACGCAACTTTCATTGGATAGAACCGCTTGCTTTTACGGGAGCGGTGGCTGTCCGGCTGTTCAAGGTGGCCGGTGCCCTGACCAATATCGGTATCGCCATGGGCTTTATCGGCAGACAATCGGCGGCGACGGCGGCCGTCGGATCTGTACAGGGATTGTTGGATATGGGGAGTCCCGGCAAGATGTCTTTCGGACAAAAGAGGGCCATTGTCTCGGCCATGCAGTCCGCAGGCGTGGCAGGACGGGGAGCTATGACGCGTACCTTGATGTCCGGAGGCGGTGTTGTCGGGGCGAAGGGTGTGCTGCAGTCGCTGTTCGCAACACAGGTGGCCACAGGTGGCAGCCTGACAGGCGCAGCCGCCTCCCTGAGTGCCATGGGCACGGGAGCGGTGGCTGCCACGGCGGGAATCGCTGCATTGGCCGGTGCTCTGGGATGGGTGGCATATAAGACCTGGAAGATAAAGGAGGCGAAGGATGCCGTACTGGAAGAAATCGCCTCGAACCGCAAGTACCGTTATCCGTCCATAGAGGCCCTCCATTCCTCTTTGAGTGAGACCTACAATATGGCGCTCAAGACAAAACGTGCCGTGGACGAGGTTGTGGCGGGGAAGAGCATCGAAGAGGCTTCGGGACGTAAGATAGGTGCGTTCACATCCAACTGGTGGACGGGATTTCTGGGAGAGTTTGCCATTGCCTCCTCAGAAGGCATGGTGTCGCGCGAGCATATATACAATATGGACAAGGCACGTCAGGACGACATAAGGGAGGCGCTTGTGACCCTCGCCAAGCGGGACAGCCAGACACGTATTGACGCTGCCTACGCCGAATTCGGCAAGATGGGTACGGCACTGGACGTCGACGCCTTCCTTAAAACGGTACAGGAACGTTTCGGCCAGCAGGACAAGGATCTGGACAAGTCACTATGGAACGTAAGGGACGGTAAAATCGTCTATGTGGATGATATTGGTGACAAGCCGGAAGCGGTGGCCGCCCGGACATACGATTACGCCCGGTACATGAACACGCAGACCGTACCGGAGATTATACGGGCCGCAACAGCCTACCGTAACGCCATCTCGAGCGCCGCAGACGCGCAGGAGTTTATGCGTAAGGGCGGTTTCGATTTTAACAGGCTCAGGAGCTGGGGGTTCGAACAGGATGAGAAAGGCCGGTGGAAACAGCGGACATTGGGACAGGATGCCACGGACGAGCAGCGTATAGACAATATTGCCAACCGTAAACTGGCACACAATGTCCTTGTCAAATTCTTTTCATCACTCCGGCAAACGTTTGGCGGGTCAGCGGAGGCGGCCGAGAATATCCTTCGTACAGCAGGATTTACACCCGGACAGTACAGCAACGAACCGGACTCCAACGATACCCGTCCGTTCGACACGAATCCGATCACCAATTCACACCTGGATGACGGAGGTGCCGGCGGAAACTACTCGGGCACGGGCAAACTGTCATCCGCAGCCCCCAAACAAGTTATCGTAAACATCGACAGCCTGCTGAGTGTAAGGACTATCGACCTGATGAAATCAAAGGAGGGACAGACGGAAGAGATACAGAACCTGAAGGAACAACTGGCACAGGCGCTTATTGATGTTGTCCACGACTTTGACGCATCATGGAACGCATAAAAAAACTATAAAAAATGGGAAGACTGATACAAATTGCATCCTCGACCTTGTTAAGCGGGGGGATACTTGGAAACGGTTCGATTGGCAGCTATATCAGCAACTCAGCCCGTCTTGCCATGGGCATGGGGCTGGCCGAATTGCAGGACGGGCAGGTGCATTATTTCTCCAAACATCATGACCTGCTCAAACGGGCAGCGGTACAAATAACCTCACAAACGGCCTACGGATTGTTGCGTTCATATCCCAGATACCTTAAATATTGGGAACAACAGGTACGGGATAAATACCTTCAGACACAATCACAATCCAGCCTGGCCAACAAGACCGGACAGTACTACCGTCTTATCAGCGAGCAGCAGGCCGTGGCACAGAAGAAAAGCCATACCGATTCCATTGTCGGACGGACGGTAGCGGATTTTCTGGAACTCTCCATATCCAAAGAGGGCAAATATTACGACAACAGTGAGTGCAAGGTGCTGCCCAACAGCCAATACGGCCTGGTTACATTCGTGGACCTGGGACCACAGATACAAATCGGCAGCCGGAACAATATCCTGTTGACACAAGTGCAGGGGCGTGATTATACCCGTAAGGAATATATATCCGGCGGTGACCTTGAGATCACCATCAACGGTAAAATCACATCCAAATATCCGGATGTGTATCCGGAAGCGGAAGTTTCCAAATTTATTAAACTGGTACAATACAAGGGGGTTGTCGATTGTGACAATACGGTATTGCGCCAGTTCAATATCTCACAGCTGATTATACAGGGGTATACGCTTCATCCGACGGACTGCAGGAACGTGCAGCCATATTCACTCAATTGTGTCGCCGTTGAGCCGTCCGAAGCGGTGGAGCTCAAACTGGCCGGGCAGGAAAAGGCAGATACGGCTATCAGGCACACGAACAAATGGATCAAATATGTCAAATTCGGTACGGAGATCGTCGATCCCGCCTCATTGCTTAAACTGACACGCCTATGGGTGTAGCCGCAATGGATGTTCTCTGCTGTCGTATTACCATTGGAGATGCCGATCCGTCCAATCCGATGAAGATTCGCAGCGGAGTGGAGATAACGGAGGTTCATACGCTTGAGATTAACGAGAGCTACAAGAAGCTGATCGGGACGGCCAAAGTCACGTTCCCGAAAGGTACCGTATGCCGTTCGACGATTATAGGCAATATGACACTGGAAGGGAAAGACGTGTCCCGGATAACGACAGAGGTCATGCAGGATGGTGTGATTATCGAAAAGCGCAGCACACAACACCTGGTTGATGAGACGACTTTTAAAGTTGGGCAACGCATCAATATCAAGCTGGGGTATAACGGTGTATTGAAAAATATGTTTGACGGTTACATTACCGGCTACAACTCGGACAGTACATTGGAAATACAATGTGAGAATATGGCCTACAAACTTAAATTGAAACAGGCGCCCCATTTCGAAACTCCGGCAAAGGGGACAACCGTGAATGATGTGCTGGATGGGAAATACAACATCTTGAAAGATACCGGTTTCAAGATACATTCCGATACAAAACGGTTTGATATCCATATCGGCAAGATCAAGGTGACGGATAACTTTACGGTGGCGGACATTCTTTCCGAATGGTCGAAATATAAGATTTATTGTTTTTTGAAATACGACGCTGAGGACGAAGGCGTCATGCCTTCCATTGCTGTCGGACGTCCTTATTCGTCCAGCAAGGCGCAGCCGGTATTTCCGGAAGACGGCCCGGCCGGGCCGTTCAAGATATATTTTAACGAACATGTGGCGCAAAGCAACCTGAAAGTGGTCAAGACCGACCCGAAGTTTCTGGCGGTGACGGGCAAGGCGCTTGGAACGGACGAGAAGTTCTTTGAAGTGACGGTACGCATGAATCCGGAATATGATCCGGCAGTACCGGGCAGCAAGGAGTTCCAAACGGTAAATGCCACCCAAATTTCAAAAAAGACACATAAGGTGACCGGAAACACGACGGCTTCGGGGGCAAAAACCAAAACAAAGGTGGATTTGTCCACTTATACCATCGTACCGTATATGTCACCGCACGTAGGCATCAATTCAGACCGGCTTGTGGAAGAGACAACTGAATACTTCCGGAATTACAACCTGAATGGAATCACCGGCAACGTGACCATATTCGGAGATTTCGGGCTGTCTCCTGCCGTACAGGTGGAACTGATCGATTTCCGTAACCCGTCCAAGAACGGCGTGTATCTCGTGGAGGAGGTCACGACTACGTTCGGGATCGGAGGGTACAGGCAGCAGCTGAGTATTCCGTACAGGATTCGCAAATAACACTATTGTCCACCAATGTACATCCTTCCCTTCCAGGAAATTTCCTGGAAGGGTAAAACTGCATTCCGTTCCGCTCCAAGGAGCATCATTATTTTCATTCATAATCAAAATTCATTGTCTCCAACAAATTTCTGCCTTAAAAAATATTTTCGTAACCGGAGTGTTTCCGGCAAGAAGAACAATATCCGCAAATACCTTTGATATCAATCAGTTAATCATCTTTCTGATTCTCTGAACCAGCATAGCCTTTCGTTTTTCTATAAAATCAGAAAAATTGGACAATGAAAGATCCGTATCCGGGATAAGATGGTCCTCCATGAATTTCCGCATATCCTTGTTCCGGGTCTGTTCACTGACCCACTTCTCCAATGGTTTGGCGTTTTTAGACTCGTTCTCATTGGCATCGAGCATCTGCAGGTTCAGGATGGAATTGTAGACCTGCCAGCCGTATTTTTCCTTGTCTTTCTCTTCCAGATCATTGTATGCAGAGGCTGGGTGCAGGTGGTCCTGATGGAAGTTATTGTTTCTGTAATCAAGATCCGGATACAGCATGGCCAATATTGGAAAACTGTATCGTGAATCTTTCTGGCTGTAAAGCAGGTCTTCTATAAAATCGTCACCTACATCCGACAGTTTCCTGATTTCCGAGTTTATTTCCGTTGCCGGGAACAAGGTCACGGTTTCTTTTATATAGCTGCCGGTGATGTCTGTTGTGTATGCCCTTCTTGACTGTGCAAGCACGGAATCCGCGCTTGCTCCGAATGCCCTGCGGAGCAGAATTGAGAACAACCATTTTTTTATGATTTCACAATCCTCCCTATTTCCTATCTTTTTGTAAAAATCCTGATATATGCCCTTGTGATAAAGATAATATAGTATGGGCATGGCGGCATTATATGAGGTCATTGTGAAATCCGTCAGTCCGAAAGATCTCAGCAAGTCGAACAGGTTTGAAATGGTATCCCTGATCCTCGTCCAATTATTTTCCACCAGTTCAATAAAGCCCAGATTGAAACTTGTTATAAGGGAACGCACATCTTTATGATACAGGTACAGGAACGATTTTAATATGAAATCGTGAGATATATTAAATCCTTTTGAACGTACATGCTCGACCAGATTATTGATTTCTGTCTTCGCGTCCATCTGTTTGCAATTGGCAATGGCAATGGACATCAGGATATCAGAAAAACTTAATGCGGTTCCCCCGGAATTGATCCGGATAAAAATATTCACGGCTTTGTCCGGTTTCTGTTCATCCTCCTCGTAAAAATTTATATTGAGCTTGGTGTGGATGACATTGTCCAACAGTCTCAGCAGTCTTTTGGATTCCTTGTCTATGTTATTGTCCTCGGCAAATTCATCGATGCCATAATTGTAATCCTGGTGCAAAGCCAGAATCTTACCTACACGGAACCATTTTTCATTAGACTTGTCAATAAATAAATCATTTTCCTTGGAGATATTCTTGTCAACAAAGGAAAAGATAAACTCCCTGTCGCTTTCCTCCTGTGTGTATTTACGGGATATATTGAAATATAGATGCCGGGTAGGGAAATTATATTCAGAATAATCCCAACGTTTCCTATAATCCTTGTACGCATAACTGCCGCACAGACCGATATACAATGACGTCAATCTCTGTTGTCCGTCCAATACCGCATAAAAATCGTTGATATTGTCTGTAGGAATCGGATCGTTGCATATCCGATGATACTGTATGAAAGCTGATAGAAACTTATAAAACCGGAAATCAGTCTTTGTTCCTCCTTTTACCTTCCAAAACAGCATGGAACTGATCGGGTAGCCTTTCATCAGAGAATCGAACAACTTTTCTATCTGTTCTGCCGACCATACAAAATCTCTCTGAAAAGCCGGTAACAGGTATTCATTCCGGTGGATATGTTCTATTGCCTGCGCTATTGTTATTGGTGATTGGAAACCTGCCATAATTACATAATTAAGTGTTTTTCGCAAAGATAGAAAATTCTATTTTTATGTTTTATTTTCGAGGAGGAAAAATGAAAACCTGAATATATTCCAACTACCTATTCTTCTATAAAAAGATCAATGTCTTCAGATAAGTCGAATCAGTTGCTTATTCGTGAGGCTATCCGTAAAATAGCTCTCGGCCGTAGCATGGAACGCATCAGTCTGGCTCCGGGAGGTATGTCGGGCATTGGCACGGCCCGTATGATACATGGATATGTCGCCAAAATACATGATGACCCGTCGGACGAGGAATTTTCCGAGTATGGCGGTACCGTTGATGTCGGCGAGTACCCGGACGAGACAGCCTCTGCAGAACCCGTCATCCACAAAGGCGTATTGCTTTCAGCGGCAACAAGCAGCGAGGGCGGTTTTTTGATTGTACCTGCACTTTTTTCCGATGTAACGATTTTTATGGATGCCGCCACCCGGTACGCCTATGTGGTGAACTTCTCACATGTGGATATCCTGCGGCTGAATGCCCGTAAGGAAACCGTTGTCGGTGTAACGGAAATGGAGGAACTGGATCCGGAGAGTGACTCTGCTCCGGACTACGACGAGCTGGAGGCTACGGGAAATATGGCTTTCACACATTATACGCCGACAACCGTTACCGCCACTGTCAGGAACAAAAAGGGTAAGGAAGCCTCTACGGGGATTGAGGCGGAGAGCATTACCCACATTGTAGACAAGTCGGAGGTCAGGCAGACAACGGACAAGATAATTCAAAAGGTGAACTCCACGACCGTAACGGTTGCCGACAACAAAGTGGCGCTCGGTGACGAGAATGCCACCGAACCGTTGGTATTAGGCAATGAACTTGCCGGGCTTATGCTCGACTTCCTGACCGAGTGCAGCAAGGTGATGACCCCCACCTTGATGGGTACAATGTCACCTGTCAATTTCCCTAATTTCATTTCTTTGACCTCGCGCATTCAAAGGTTCCTCTCCAAAACCAGCTATACCAAATGAACGTACAACTGCATCCGGACATAGACAGCCTTGATAAGGAGAGCCTGTGTTATTCCATCTATTCGCAGCTCTACCATAACTTTTTCAATGCCCAGCAGAAAAAGGATGATGACCATCCTTACGGTGTCGAGGAAGGGGACGAGACCAGCATAAGGTTAAAAAATACGGCCTACGGGTTTGCTTCGGCCATTGCGGGGGCGGTTGCCGGTGAAGGTGCCCCGGGTGATGGAGGGTTGTTGCTGGAATACCTCAAGAAGTCGGGCGGTGACATGACCGGGGCACTCCGTGCGAATTACGGTTTCGAGGCGGGTGTCGCCAATAACCGTATTCTGGAGATCTGTTCGCAGGACATTACCGATGCGGATGGGGCGGTGACTGCCGTTGAATACGGTGTCAAAATTACCGGCAGTCTGAAAATAGGCGGCAGCAGCCTCCATATAGGCGGACAACAATTATTGGGTTACGATACGGACAGGAACACGGCGACGCTCAATGCCTCCCGCATTGATTTTCAGGATGCCTCCATACACTCGGGCGGAGAATGGATTATCGGGAACAGGGAAACGGGAGTGTTCATTTCTCCGTCACGGCTGACTGTGGGGGGACATGGCGTATACCACCGGGGCAACGCCAATCTGGCGGCAGTGGACTGGACCATGCGGGACGGAACGGTGCAGCGTCATCTGGTGGTCTGCGGGAATACGGCTCTGAGCGGTGGTCTGGATGCCTTGTATGGGGTAAGGCTGGGTGACAAGGGAAAGTGCCTGCTTTCATTTTCCGGTGAGGAAGTCGCCCTCGGAGGCTTTCTTTCATTTCTGGACGGTTACGGGCTTCGTATTGGTGGTATGCCCGTACTCCAGAGGACTGATAATGACAAGATACAACTGGGCGGTATCGGAAGCGATCTGTTGCTGGGTAGCGGGCATACCACCAGAATACGCCTGCTGTCCGGCATTTCGGATGTGGACGGTGACTGTCTGATGCTCTCGTCCTACGGCAGGGCCTGCTTTCCGGGTTCGCTCACTGTCCGTCACAACTATGGTGCCGATCTGCTGTCTTCGTACCGGGTGGACAACTCGGATGAAGGCATAATTATTCACAAGCGGCTGCGTATGGGTATGGCTGGCGGATTTTTGATTACCGGAGATAAGGAAACCCTTTCACTGACCTCCATGGTTGTATACGAAAAGGAAGGCGTGCGGACAACCGTCCCCCATACCACAGTATTGGGACACCGTCCGTCCATAAGTGCCCATGCCCCTCAAAACCGTTACAGTGAGTCTTTCCATATCCAAACCGATGCCGATTTCATCTCCTCCGGGGTTCCGGTGGAGGCTGCCGGGCATGTCGGAATCTGCGCGTCGTCAACCCGGTTGGCAGACAAAATCCTATACTTGACAGAGTCGTTGAGGTTACAGGCTGTTTCCGGCGGTATCAGGCATTACGGTGACAGCTGTTTTCTCGGCTCCGTCTCTTCGGAATTCTTTTCTTCGGGCTTTGCCGGAAGCGGCTGGGCCATCCGGAAGAACCGTACCACGGGAAATGTCATCGCCACATTCGACGAGGTTGTCGCCCGGCGCAAGTTACGCGCCTACGAATTCGAGGTAAAGAAGGTTTCCGCGACCAACGGCTCTTTCTGGATCAGCGACAGCTGCTCGGGAGATTCCGTTGAAAAAATATCATAGCCCATGTCCGTATTCCGTTATTCAAAATACAAGGTCCGTATCGACCCCGACTCGCAGAAAACACAGGGGCTGCATGTCGGGGATATCGTCCGCAGACAATATGCCGGGCGGGAACGGGTGGTCTATTCCCTGATGTGCGTGACGGAAACCGGAACGGAGCTTGTCGGCGACAAGGAGGCGCCTTATTTTATCGGGGCTTTGCTGGACGGCGATGAACCGCAGAGCGGGGAGCTTCTGGACTTCGTACGGAGTACCAACCTGTTCGATACGACGCGTAGCGGGGCACTGTACCTGACGGCTTCGGACAGCGAAGCCCCCTATATGGATGTCATCGACGGCATGGCAACGGAGCGTTCCCTTTGCTATCCGGTCATGAACGGAGGGGTGGCGGGGGTGCCTGACAAATCCAAGTATGCCGTATGTGGCCATGTACTTCAATCCGGATACAGGGAAAACGATGCGGAGGCGACACGCATTGTCCGGATAGTCCGCAATGCGGAACCGGCGGGAGAATCCCTTTTCGGACTGATGCAGACTCTGGAGGAGTCGGTCGGGCATCCGGAACGTCTGCTGGTATCCTTCAAAATCAGGGCTTTCAGGGATTTGTCCTCCGTCCCCCTCTCATTCGGCTATACCAACCGGGAGAAATCAGATGCCGAGGATATATTGTCCGCCGGGCAGGAATGGGAGTACAAATTGTGGGTTATCACTGTGGACTATCCTGCGCAATATAGCCGGAGCCTGTTTCTCGATCTGACGGAAAGCCTGACCGCAGAGGGTGACTGGTGTGAATTGGCGGACCTGAATATCCTGCGGCTTTCTTCCGTGTCCGCTTTCGGCGATGCGGCCAAAGCCCGTGTGGGAAAGGTCTGCGGCATCATCGATCCGGTATTCGGCATACTGGACGGTTACGGGGCCTATTTTCAGAATCTCTACGCAACACGGAATGTCAACATCGCCGGAACATTGACCGCCGGAGATGAAAACGGTTTTTCCTCAACTTTCTATGTGGGCAAAATTCACAAAAATGTCATTCCGGACAGCCTTTCCTGTGCTTTCAGCGGATCTATGGTTGTCAGTACTGCCACTCCCGCCGGTATCGGAAAGAGTGTACGTGTCATTTCAGACAGCCGTCTTACATTACAGGATGCCGGTTGGCGCAAAGCCCGTGCCGGCAACTATTATTGTTTTTCCATCTGGATAAAGGCGGAAGAAACAACGGTTGTCCGTTTTTATCAGGACGAGCATCTTGTCGGCGAACAGGCTGTGGATGCCGGCAGGGGATGGACACGTCATAAGGTATCCTTTCCAGTCCGGGAATCCGGGGCTCCTGAAATGACACTGGGTATCGCAACCCCGGTACCGGTCCTTCTGTCCGCCCCGCAATTGGAGCCGGGCAAGACGGCGACACCTTACCAGGCGACGGATGGCGTGTTGTCTTACACGGAAGATTACGGGGCATGGTTCTCGAAAGGAGGTATTGGCGGAACTATCCAGAATCCGCTGCTCAGGTTGGGTGAGGACGGTTCGATAACCTCGCGTGACGGTTCTTTCGTCATTAATCCCGACGGTACGGGGCATTTCGCGTCAGGGCGCTTCAAATGGAGCAAGGACACCATCGAACTGCGGGACGTGACCATCCGCTGGGAAGATTTTGACGAGGAGGCACAGGAACAGCTCAAGCCCCGTTCCGTATCCCTGACGGGCGGTACGGCCTTCCATTTCACGGATGAGTTCTCCGGCATATGTGAGCCGGAAAGCATCCCTCTTGTCCCCACCGAATATAACTTTAATCCGGAAAGCCGCTTATGGGAATATCTTGCATCGGACGGAATATGGAAAGAAACAGGCTGCAATGCCGCCGTGTTTGAAATGACACCGGCGTTTCACGGCTGGGAAGGGCGTGACGTATTAACCCTCCGTTACACCGCTGTATTCCGGAATGAAAATATTGGAGCCACCCATACTTTCTTCAAACTTTATGACGGTGCGCCATCCTATACTGTTCATGTGGAGTCGAAAAATGGCACGATATTCCGTAACGGCATTGTTTCCACGGTTCTGCGGGCCAGAGTGTACAGGGGCGGTGAAGATATTACCGCACTCATTCCCGATGGTAATTTCCGCTGGCTGCGGACAAGCAGGGATACCGATGGCGACAGGATATGGAATGACCTGCCGCATTATGGCAGGGAGATTGAGATAACCGGCAGGGATGTATGGCATAAGGCCGTTTTTGACTGTGAAGTGGACATATCAACAACAGAACAATAAGCATATGGCAATAAAAGTAGCACGCGGACAGGTAACCATCATTGACCAGAATGATGCTGTCTCCTTACAGGCGTTCATCGGTTCTTCGCAACCGCTCACCCAGGTATTCAACAAGGATACGGGCGTTTATGCACCTTCATGGGCGGCATCGCCGTTTTTGGTGCTCACTCCTTCGCTGTTCGTCAGCGGCAAGGCCGCCACCGACCAGATTTCATCTGTCGGTAATGCGGCTACGCTGACAGCCGGTGTTAAAAGCGGCTCCGCCAAGTGGTATAAGAACGGTTCGGCCATAACTTCGGGCCAGGACAGCTGTACTGTCGGTGCGGCGTCCGCCAAGTATGCCCTGACCATCAAGGCCAACCATATGACCGTTTCCACGCCGCAGGTACGGTATGCCTTCGAGGCGGTTTATATCGATGCCAACGGGCTGGAGGTGCCTTTCCGTTCCGAGATACAGTTTACCCAGCATCTGAATGCCGGGGCGATGATAGCCGCCGTGGCATATGCTCCCGACGGTGTTGTCTTCAAAAATGACGAGGTACCCACACTCAAGGCGCATTGCGACCTGTGGCGTGGCGCCACCATCGATACCACCAATGTCACCTATGCCTGGGGAATCAAGGATTCCTCCGTTTTTGCCAATACCACACTGGCTGCCGCCGCTACTGCCGGTGCGACCACCGTCACGGTGGCCTCCACCAATAACATGGAAGCCGGCGGAAAGATTACAATAAATTCCGTGCAGTACACCATATCGGCGGTGAACACCTCCACCAAGGTCATAACGCTGACATCGGCCCTCACTGCGGCGGCCAATTCAGGGGCTTCGGTTTCCTGTCCGTATTACAATTCCATGCTCGGTGCCGGATGGTCCTGTCTGACTTCCACCAATCCGCGTGGCGTGACGGCAGGATGGACTACGAACGAAATAACCATTACTGCGGATGCCGTACTGAATTTCGAGACCTTCAAATGTGCCATCAAGGACACGGACACATCGGCCGGCAACGCCTCGGCCAACAAGGTTGTATGCGATATCATTTCTTTCACGGATATGTCCGACCCCATTACGGTGGACCTTGTCAGCCAGAAAGGGTTCACCATCAAAAATAACGGGAATGATGTCGATGCCAAAGCGGTGCTGTATCGTAACGGTGAGGTACTGGACGATGACGGGACTGCCTATACCTACACATGGAAACTGTGGAACTCGGCCGGAACATCCGTCATAAAGACTTATACGGGCAAATCCATCACCGTATCGAAAGCCGATGTGACAGGCAAGGGCGTACTGATGTGTGAAGTGTCGAAATAGTAATGAAGGAACGGGGCTTCTACGGATGGCAAGCGGTGTGAACCGGTCTCATCCCATCCGTGCGACAAAACGGGAGCCTTGCCATTTGGCGGCAACCTGCCGCCTTTTTTTTGTCCTATACTTTTCTTAAAAGAGCATATGGCAAAGATACTGGTCGCCCGCGGTCAGGCGACAATCAACATACAAAAGGACGGTTATACGCTTAGCCAGTCACCCGGTGAATACATCTTCCCTGCGGATGCCGACGGGAAGATAGTTTCTGCCGTATCCGTCACCTCCTCTGTCAAGGTCACGCTTGGCGATTCCGGTTTTACCGGATTTTCCATCGGCAACATTACCAGACCGGCAGGATTCTCCTCCATATCCGTCAACAACAGCAACAAGACCATAACTTATACGGTCGCAGCAGGAACGACCACACTGGCCGATCATGGCACTGTGGTTATTCCCGTCATTATATCCGGAATCACCTACACCCTGTCATTTGTCTGGTCAAAGGCCAAGTCAGGGGCACCCGGCAAGGATGGAAACGACACAGCGATGCTTGACTGGGTCAAGGAGTGGAATACCAACAAGACACTTATCGGCAGCAGCACGGTCATCACTCCAAAAATTTTTACAGGGATCAAAAACAGTGACGGCACGATAACCGGTGTGGCAATCGGGCAGTTCCCCCTCTCTGTCAGGACAGCTTCCGGTACCGTTACCTCTGAAACGGTTAACGGCATCTATGGTTTCAAGAACGGTTACAAGACCTTTTTTGTAGATAACGGCGGCAATGTCCAGTTCGGTCATGGCGACCAGGTTGTCAAATACAATGCGGCTACCGGCAAGGTGGAGTTCGGAAATGGTGTCAGCCTGAACTGGATAGGTGCAACCTTTATTGACAAAGACGGTGTCTTTACCGGTAAACTTTCAGCGGGTACGGTAAAGGCGGCGCAGCTTGACGCCTCACAGATAACTTCAGGTACGGTCTCCGCCTCACGTATCGATGTGGCTTCCCTGAAAGCCTCTCTTATTACTGCCGGGAATATCGAAGCGCTGACACTCAATGTCACGAAAGGGAAAATTGGCGGCTGGTCCGTCGACGGTGACAGCATCTGCCGGGGAACGAAGAACAACACTTCCGGGGCGATGACCGCCGCCTCCGGCTCCATGACTTTGGGGTCAAACGGCATCCGCGGTTTTAAATGGCGTCTGGATGCCTCGGGGGCGGGGGCTGTTGCGGGAGGCAATATATCCTGGGATGCCTCGGGCAATGTCACCTTTGCCTCTTCCGTCTCTTTGCAATGGACAAATCCGATCAATACTATCGTTACCGCTTTGGGCGGAAACGGCTCTCCGAAACTGACAAAAATCACTGCGGCCGGTATTTATACCGGCACTGTCACCGCCTCACAGATTACGGCAGGCACTATTTCTGCCGACCGTATTGCCGCCGGAAGTATCACCGCCTCCAAACTGGACATCGCCAATGTGAAGGCTTCTCTCATTACGGCCGGAAATATCGAGGCCCTGACGCTGAATGTCACGAAAGGGAAAATCGGTGGCTGGTCAATCGGCGCAACCGCGTTGAGCGGCAACCACATCCTGCTTGACTGCGGAAACAGGCGTGTGGTGGTTTACGGACTTAATTCCGGCGCGACAACCGGACAACGGGTACAATTGTATTATAACAGCGACAGTGATTTCGGGTTGTATGCCACGAACAGCACAGGCACATGTGTCGCACGTTTTGGGTCCCAGAACAATATTGCCGGCTGGACGGTGGATGCCTCCTCCATCCGTAAGGGAAACATTGTACTGGGGAGTGACGGTTCAATAACCAATGGTACGAAATGGAAATTGAACAATGACGGAAGCGGGCAGATTGCTTCGGGGAACATATCATGGGATACCGCGGGGAAAGTCTCGTTCTCCCCTGCCGTTTCCCTGCTATGGAAAAATGACATAGAGGCCGCAAAAACAACCAATTACGGCTATCCGTATTATTACAGGCTTGTCATCAACGGGGAAGAGAACAAATACTATCCTGTCATCCTCAAGGGCGGTGAACAGAATTTCAAGCGGGACATTCTTGTGCGTCGTGCCTACAGCGAGCAGGCTCCGGCAAGTTGGAACACGTCCACGCATAAGGGTGGCCTGGTACTGCTGCTGAAGGCCAATTTCGGTGGCTGGGGCGGCATCAGCTATTCATGGGACATTTATGAACTCTCCGAATCCTATTGCCGCATGTTCGCAGGTGCGGCCCTATGTGGGAACAACTGTATGTTCGCCGTGTTCTTACGCGGTGGCGGAACGACCGGAGCGGTCTATCATATCTATTCCGACCAGCCGATTGTCAGTAACGCGATGAGTCCGTCCCCCATACCGGCAGCACCGCAGATCGCTTACAACTCGGATTTGATTTTTCAAAGCGGTTCCACCAAGGCGAATGCACCGGCTCCCCGCACGCTGACAGCTTCGGTCGAGGAAGAAATACGCCGTAAACGTTTTATTGCACTGGCACAGGGAAGTGACAGCACTCTTGCCGCACATCCGCTGACCTATATCGGCTCTACAGGCATCTATACCGGTACGTTGACGGCCGCACAGGTCAACGCTGTCGATATCAGTGCATCCAGTATCAAATCCGGGACGCTTTCGGCCGACCGTATAGCGGCAGGCAGTATCAACGCCTCCAAACTGGATGCGGCCAGTATAAAGTCCTCCATCATCAATACCGGTTATATCAACGGCTTGAGCTGTACCTTCACCAAGGGAAAAATCGGTGGGTTTACAATCGGCAGCGACAATATAACAACAGGCAGTATCGGTGCAACCGGTGCAATACCATTACAGGTCCGCTCCGCATCTGCCGGTAGCGGGTATTGGTACACGGGGGCCTACAAACCGTTGGGCATCACGCTGACCTGGCATCAGAACAGCAATGCGGGGCATATTGTCTTCGGCCAGGTGGCTGCAAGTGGAAATTCTGTCAAGACCGGATTTATCGGTATCCAGATGATGTCATGGGACCATCTGGAATATTTCTGTCTTTCGGCCAACTATACAAAAAGCGGTGGAAAGGAGGTTTATAACCGGATTGCCGGCTGGGCGTTCGACCATAACCATATTTGGAAAAACAACATCTCGTTGGGCTCCGACGGTTCGATTACGAACGGCAGCAAATGGAAACTGAACAATGACGGCAGCGGACAAATCGCAGGCGGTAATATTTCATGGAACGCTTCCGGAACCGTCACCTTCGCCTCTTCCGTGTCTGTACAATGGACAACCGGCATCACGACCGCCCAGGAACTTGCCTCTGCCATGGCATTCGGCAAGATGCTCTACAGGGACCCGACCTTCTGGAAGGGGAACAACAGTACCGGTGTCTATAACAATTCCGGCAACGGCATGGTGACAGTCACCCGCCAGCAGGATACGTCGGCGCCCAATGACAGCAAGTATGTCCTGAAGATACAGACTAATGGAACCGCCAGTCCTGGCAACGGAGGATTCTATTTCGGAACGGCCTGCAGTTCGCGCAAGGTGCTGGTCGCCCGTATCATCGCCAAAATTCCCGCCGGACGCAATATCTGTTGGGCCTCCAACAACATTGGTACGGGCGGTTCGAGCCGCTGGCTTACCTCCACGGCAGGAACCGGAGACTGGAAAGAGTATGTATACAAGGTCGTATGCGGCACCTCAAACTTCTCCAGTACCCATTTTTTCTATATTGACGGGGCACAGGGGACATCTGCCGCACCATTGGTCTGGTATGTGGCTTATGCCACGGTTTTTGACCTTACTTCCACAGAAAAGTATACCACGACCATCGACGCCAACGGTGTTTATACCGGTACGGTGAAGGCAAACCAGATTATTGTGGACAGCGCTCTGGTTGTAGGAGGCAGCTCTTATAACGGCAGTATTTCAGTCAAGGATGCGGGCAACGCGGTCAAAGTGACGCTCGACAGGACGGGTATCACTGCCGTAGCCGGCAAGATCGGAGGATGGACGTTGGGCACCAGCTCGCTTGCGGCGTCCGCGCCAAGTTCCGGGCATAGGATTGTAATGGCGGCCTCCGGATATATCTATCATGACAACCCTTCCACAGGAAAAGAGTATTGGGCTTTGAAAACCGACGGTTCCGCTGTTTTCGGATATGGGAAAATTTCGTTTGCGGCGGACGGTTCCGGATATCTTGCGAACCAGAATATCAAATGGGATACCGGCGGCAACGTGACGATGACCGGCACGATCAATGCCAATGCCGGCACGATAGGCGGCTTTTCCATCGGCCAGGGACGCATTGGATCTACGGCCACGGGAAGTGGTTCCGGTGGCGGTCTGGCCATCTACAACGATTTGTTCCGCGTGGGAAACACCACTTCCTACGTTCTGTTTGGGGCCAACACTTTTCCCGCCACCTCGGGTGGGACCTGTGCGGCGGGGCGCATCGTCAACAACAAGGTAAATTCATATATGAACAACTACGGGTTGTATATCGATGTGAAGAACGGTTACCGGAACTATGGGGTGTGGTCCAATGCCTCATTGGTCGCATCGGCCGCCATCGGTATCAAAATGAAGAATATCTATTTTACAGGTTCCGGCTATACCATTGACTTTTCCGCCAGTAATGTCTTTTGTGTCTATGCCAACTCCACCTACAATGTCAATCTTCCGAGCGCGTCGTCGGTTGCAAGCATGTTCGGATATTCGAGCCTTCCCTCCGATTTTGCCTATATGTTTACCCTGTTTTACAGCTACAACTGGGGAGGGCATATCAATATCATGAATGTGCGGAATCAGAATGGGGGCACGTCAAATTACGGTATGGAAAGAGGGGACTCGCTGACGCTCCTTTGTTGCAATTACCCGTCTTTTCATTACCAGGTATTAAATTATAATGGTTAATAACCGGAACAGAAACTTTTACCCTATACTTATTTAAAATTCAAATTATATGAATATCACCAATGTCACTATTACCAGGACAGCAGAAGAGAAGACGGAAAATGCCTTTTATATGCTGGAGTATTCCGTTGTCAATGACGAGCTGAGCCGTCTGCATGTTTCTGTCAATGAAAAAGAAGCCGATGAGGAAGGCAACATAAAGCCTGTTGGAATTATCTATATGGAACAAGGGGTCCTTTCCTGCAACTTTCCGATGGAGAGGGAGCTTGGCCCCATATTCCAGGATTTCGACAGGATGCAACAGGATATTCGCGAAAAATCAATCCTAAATAAAGAATCATAATGGAACTGAGCGTCAAAGACCGCCTTTACCTGCCGACTTTCCTGCCGGCACGCGGCAATTTCAAGGAGTTCAACCTTAAAAAAGAGATTCTGCGCAAAATCGCAATTGGCGACGAGGAACGCAAGGGTATCAATCTCCGCGAAAATGCGGAGGACAAGCGTATCGAATGGGATGTGGAAAAAGAACAGCCGTTGCCGGTGGAGTTTTCCCCTGATGAGATGGCCTACTTGCAGGCCGCGTGTGAGAAAATCTCGGACGAAGAGTTGCCTGACGATATGTGGGGGACTGTGGAAGCGATTTACAATGAAATCTCCAAGGAGGCATAAACCGATTTTTCTATCTGCCGCTACTCTTTATGTAAAGAGTGCCCCGGCCGTACTCTTGGTATGGCCGGGGATTTTTGTATCAGCACATGCCCAGACAAGATATCATAATGGATGCCGAATATGGAGAAGTGGAGACTTCCGGACAGATTGCCGGAAAAACCTTCTACGACTTCCACCTGTTTGACAGTGTGGAGGGTGCCGGCAATGCGGCCTGCCGTTACGGGGAGATAGCCGTACCGGTAGATTTCCTTGCATCATACAGTGATGCAAGGGGTATCCATATCCACATTCCCTATGTAGCAGACATACGCCTGCTGAAAGTGCGTATCGCCATGAAAAGCGGTTCGGGGGGTGTCGAATATGTACGTGGTGCAGTTGACGGCAGGCATTGGTTTCCCGTCATGAGAGAGAACGAAAACGGGACAAGGGAGACGGTCACCCCCGCCTCGCTTTATGCCTTGAACGATGAGGGGATCTATAACCTGCTGCTCGAGGAGGACTGCCTGGTCATTTACAGCGGGGAAGAGACGGATTTTGGTATTGGCGCCTCTAAGGTGCAGAACGAAACTTTCCTTTTGAAAGCCGCCGCCGGAAACTTGTACCAGCATCCGACCACCGGTGTGGGGCTGATTGACTTCCTGCATTCCAATATGGAGAACAACGGGCTCGCCGCCAAACTGCAGGCTGAATTTACTTCCGACAAAATCATCATCAGGAATGCCTATATAGATTCGGTGACAGGAGAACTGTTCCTGGAAACCGAGGAGAAGGAGGACAGCCATGGGTAGTTACCGCGTCGTTGCAGGACAGAACATCTATGATGTAGCCCTGCACCTGTATGGAAGTGTCGAGGGAATCGTGGACCTGCTGGTCAACAATCCTGCCCTCTCGCTGGAAACAGAACTCTGTTCCGGACAGGAACTGGCATATACCGACGGCTTTGTCATCAATGCCGACGTGGTCGCCTATAACGAAATGCACGGCATCGTCCCCTCCAACGGGGAGCGGCACGTCTATCCCAAATATTTCACCGGTCCGTTCACGGCAGCCTTCCTGCTCCCGCCGGCATTGGTCTCCGCAGAGTGCAAGGTGTCAGGAACGGGGACGCTGGAAGTTGACTGGGGGGACGACAGTGCTGTGGAGACCGTCATTCTTGGCCATACGCCATGCACGCTGCGCCATACTTTTGACAGGCGGGTGCGCCGGAGCCGCAAGATCCGCTGGTTTACCGATGCCGAATTCCGGTATATGGATTGGAGCGGACTGCAACCTTCGTCCGTTGTTTTACTCCGTCCGCTGCACGTGGAGGAGCTGATCCTCCGGGACTGCACACCCGCATTGGACAGCTTCGGGATTCTGTCCGGAACTTACCGGATCGATCTCTCGGGGATAATGACGGACAACCTCGTTCCGCTTGCCGGGTGCCATAACCTGATGGAGCTCGACCTGTCCGGAGCGCGGATAAAGCCGGCCGTCATAGACAAATACCTGACAAGCATTGTGGAGCATTACGGAAACAGACGTAATTGCCGCATGACATTGCCGACAGCCCCGACGGGAACCTATAAGGAACCCGGGCGGGATGAAACGACCGGACGTTACCGTATCACATCGGGCATGGAGGCGGTATGGGTCATTCTGCATGAGGAAAGCTGGAACGAAGGTGGAGCGTGGGAATTTATCATCAACAATAAAATCTATACAGTGTAATGAGCCGTACAATAAAGGAAATATACAACGAGGCCGTAGCGGAACGGAACCGGCGGCTGGAACTGACAGAGTTCGCCAGTGATTCCAAGATGTCCGTCATGAACGGAATCCTGTGGGTAGTGGCCGCTGTCATATACAGTTTCGAATCCCTGCTGGATGTCTTTGCCGTGGATATTTCCGAAGCCATTAACGGACGCATCAACGGTACTCCCGCCTATTATGCCAACGCCCTGTTGCAGTATCAGCAGGGAGATGAGCTGACGGTACGGGAAGACGGCCTGGCCTTCGGCTATGCCAATATCGACGAGACCAAACGCATCGTCACGCAAGTTTCCTATATGGAGAGCACAGACGACCAGAACCTGGACAGTAAACTTATCCTGAAAGTGGCCACCGGTGCAAAAGGCAGCCTTTCTGCCATACCCCCGAAAGAACTGGCGCCTATCAACGCCTATATCAACAAATTGAAATTCGCCGGTACACGCGTGGAGGTCATCTCAACCAAGGGCGACGTGCTGATTCCCCACCTTACGGTCTTTCATGACGGGGCCGTACCCGAATCAGAAGTGTACGACTCCATTGAAGAGCAGTTGAATGCCTACATGATGGATATCGATTTCGATGCCGCCGTCTACGTTTCCCGCCTGACGGATGCCATACGGCGGGCAAAGCATGTGACCGATGTCCATATCGACGGGCATGCCGTTCCCGAACAAGGGGTTTTCATCGCCAGCCATGACACCGACGGCCATATACAGCCGCCACAACGCATTGCCCGTATGGCTTATACCGCATCAGGATATCTGAAGGAGTCCTCCGGGAAGGATGAGGAGGACGGGCTGCCAAATTTCCGTGAAGCCATCATTTTAAAAATAGAAAACCATGAGATATAAGCTGTCCATAGACCGTACCGTGAACCGCCTGGTTCCGCATTACCTGTCGGGACGCAGGTTCATCCTGTTCGTGCAGAGCTGCCTTTATCCGTTGCAATGCACCAATGAGCGGTTCCGTGATTTCACGAAAGAGATGCATATCCGGGCACGGATGACTTCCCAGGTAATCTACTTCGAATGGTTTCTGAACTACAAGTTCGGCAAATACATCAGGGACGGCAAGGACCGTATCCTTATCAGGGACAGTGAGAGTGTCGGTGTGGACCTCTACCATGAGGGTGCGGAATACCAGCGTCCCTGTACCATCTGGTACAATGGGGAACAGATCATATCAGATAATGATGCGGAGCGGCCCCGTCCGTTCTACCTGCTGATAGAGGAGAAACTTATCAACAAGGTCAGCTTTGTGGTCTGTGTCCCGCCCGTCACCATATCACCGCACGAGCTGGTCTATATGCTCTCCTATGTGGTGAATACTTACAAGACGGCCGGCAAGACCTATCTGATCAGGATTGACGAAGAAGAATATACACCTAACAAGAATACAGGACAATGAAAGAATATATCGCAGAGACCGGCGGACGGTACACTTATTCCGATGACATCCTGAACCTGCAGGAACTTGCCCTCAGCATGAGCGCCGTTTTTGACAGCTGTTCGGATTTCATCATCTCGGGCTGCGAGCCGGACGGTCCCCGTATCTCACCGGGATATGTGTGGCTCGGCGGTAAGGTCCGCCGTTTTGAGGGAGCCGCTGATGCCGTCTATCCTTATTATATTTACGAGGCCAACAGGCATGAGTCGGTGGTCTATGCCAATGATGTCAACAAACGCGGACGTACTTGCTACCTGTGTGCCGGAGCGAAGGCCATACCTGAAACGACCGATCCTGTTACGGGTAAATTGCCTGTAAGCATTGAAGTTACAGAAAATTATGCCCCCCGTTTTATTGATAAATTCTTCGGGCGTTATGCCGTACTGCTGGACACGCCTTTCACCCGGCAGACCGTCAAGAAGGACCTGGTACTGGCCGGCACCCTTACCGGACAGAAAGAAATCAATTCCAGAACCGCCGTTTCTGTCAGCGGGGAAAACGGCTATATGCTCAAAGGTGTCGTCAAAACTGACGGCGGCATCTCGCTTGGCGCTTATCTGCACGGATTGCCGGTCAGTGAAATTATCATCCGCACAGACGGCGGCTTCAGTTTCATGAAGCAGGGCAAGGAACTGGTACGTATAACGGAAGACGGGATCTCTTACGGTACCTCACTGGGTGATAGCGCCCGTATCGGGGCAATCCGTATCAAAGGTTCCGATATCTATAACACTTCGGATACGACAGATGAGGGCTGTGTCCGTATCAATTATTACGGTGCGCAGGGAGGCGGAACAAGATACCGCAACTTTGCCGTACATGACGGGAAATCCGGAAGCAGCCCGGTCCTGGAAGTAACCGGCCGTACCGCCACCGTACGGGCGGGCGGGCTGTTCGTCGTGCAGAATGCCGGACGTGGGATCGACCTTCAGAATACCGCCTATACGAAAGACAATGCCAGGCTCACCAATCTGGTCACCTGGCGGGACAGTGCCGCCTCCGTACTCGCAATGGCAGGTTTTGATACCACGGACGATTACCGCTTTATCCTGCGGAACACATTGGGGGATATTGTGCTTGCCCCTTCCGGCTCGGTGGATGTGCTCGGCACGCTTAAGATCAACGGGAAATCCGTATCGGACACCTATGTGAGCGTCACGGCCTTTGCCGGGGAGATGTCGAAGAAGGTGGATGCCGTCAAGGGAAAGCAGCTTTCCACCGAGGATTTCACCACCGAATACAAAAAGAAACTTGCGGCCATCACCACCGGGGAGCTTACGGGAGGCGGTGACGGCTATGTTACGGCGGGGGCTGTCCGTGCCGCACTGAAAATGAAGCTTTCAGCCGATGAGAACCTGTCCGATATCATGGACAAATCCGCCGCCCGGAAGAATCTCGACGTCTATTCCAAAACGGAAGCCGGTGAAGTCTTCCTGAAGACCTCCGAAGGGTTGAAAGAACTGGTACGTCTGACCGCTGAAGAGATCAACAGGCTTCCGGCAGAAGAGGCCGCCGCTTTGAAAGCGGAAAAGCAGGCAGCCGTGAGGGACACCCTTGATGCCGAAAGGAAAGGTACCGGAGATTTGAAACTTGCCAAGCTGTCGAATCTTTCAGACCTTTCTGACAAGAACAAGGCCCGGAAAAATCTTGAAGTCTATTCCAAGACAGAGATAGACACGATGATGGCCGGCAAGCTCGGTACGGACTCTGCCTATCAAGGCATTGTCTTCACGGCCGGGCTTCGGGATAAATTACAGGCCATTACCACCGGTTCTTTTGCATATACCGACAGTAACGGCACCTCACACGCACAGGTCGAGGGGTATGTGATGACCTCACAGGTAGTGGGGGAACTCAAAAAGAAGGCTGACCGGCTGTTGGGAGGCTACAGCGCTTCCGAAAAGGAGACCGTCGCCACGAACCTGAACCTCTATACAAAGGCGGGTGCCGACGCCCGTTTCGCCACCCTTGAGAATCTGTTCCAGGATTATATCAATTTTTTAGTCCGGCAGGGAAAGAGCACCTCGGAGGCACAACAGTTCCTGCAGGGCAAGTTGAACGTACTCTCCAAGAATGAGATTGTCAGGGATTACCTGCGCCGGGACAGCAAGCTGTCCGACCTTCTGCTGCCAACGGCGGAGGCCAGACGGCAGGCCTGCCGTGCTCTCGGAGCCGCTTATGCCGAGGAGTATCAGCCGTTGCTTGCGGATACAGGATGGGTACAGATGGAGAACAGCGGATCGGGTACCAACACACAGTCGCTCTTCGTCCGCCAAATCGGGAACATCGTTTCCATACAGGGTGCCGTCAATACGGCCAACAGGGACGGAAACAACTGGGGAGGTATCGTGGCGGTCATCCCCAACAAAATACAACCACCCCGGTACAGTGTGCGCTGCACCGCCACTGACTGGAATGATGACCATAAGTACAACCGTGGGGTATCGTTCACCATTTACGGCGGCTCGCGAAGGATACAGCTTTATGAGCGCGGTATGTACAATGCCAATGTGGAACTCAACTTTACATATTTCGTATAGCCATGAAACAGAAGATTAATGTAAACGGTGACATCGAAAGTCGCCGCAGAATTGCGGAACGCAGGTCCGTTCCCGCCCGAGAGAATATTTCACCCGACAACAGCCAACAGTATCATGAAACAGAAAAGGATCCGGCGGCAGCCGCAGAAGAAACCGTCTTTCCGGGGAACGAATCCCCGAAAGCGAGAAGACGGAAGACCGCAGGGGACGTTTAAACGTTTCCCCTTCGACCAGACCCGGATAGGGTTCATGCTCCGTTATGAGATGCCGGTGGTTTACCATCTGCTCCGCAGGCTGTATGACCGGCAACAGCCTTTCGAACCGGACTGGCATGTCATCGAACTGGTTGCGGAGGCGTCGAAAGACCCTTCGTTCAGAAAGGCGAAATTCAGCCGCTATCTGGATGAATACCGCCGGAACGGGGTTTACTGCCGGCGGGGCAAACGGCTTACGCCCGGACGTAAAACCTATTACGAGGGCATACGCCGTCGCAAGACGGAAGAGTATATCCGTCAAAACCGCAGGAAGCTGCTCTTTGAAAGACGGAATGGGCCGGGCAGTGACAAACTGCCCGGGGAGATTAAAAACATACTTAAAATGAAATGGTAATGCATTGACGGACAATGGCTGGCACAAACATTCATATGCATGTATGGCTGTTCGGGAGCATTTGTCTAACTTTGTATTCCACAGTCGCTGCAAGACCTTTCCATATTGTAAAATGAGTATCCGGCCAGGATACGGTCGGCGGGATATCCTCTCCCTATATTGTCAAGTGAATACGGACGGTGCAACCGAACCCGTCTGTCCTGTAACCAGTTTCTTTGCGATACGGGCCTGCCGTGTCGCACTCTTCGGGCATTTTTAATCCATAAAACCAAGCGTTTATGCAAGAAGAAGAAAAGAACAACGGCATGGAAGGCATGTCTGTCGAGGAGATGTTCCTCGGTGTCCAGGAATCGTATCAGGAGGCACAGCAGCGTGCCCAGGAAGAGAACAGGGCGTTCGCCCGCACGGAATTCTTCCGCATGGACAAATTCGGGACCTATCGTCTGCGTGTCCTTCCCATCGCCCCCAATCCGGACGGTTCACCGGCCCGGCCCGGTTATGAGTATCCGGTTCACCAGTTGCTGCTGGAACTGGAAAAGCCCACAACCGGAAACAAGCCCCAGAAGATGTATGTCACCGTCACCCGCGCCACCGATGCCGGATACAGTGTCGATCCCATCGAAACTTACCGGCGTCTGGCCGTAGAAGCCGCAAAAGAGGCCGGGGATGAGAAACTGGCAGAAAAAATCGCCGGCGGTTCGTTCGGTGGCGGCTTGAAGTACAACTACGGGCACTGCCTCTATATCTTTGACCTGGGCGAGCGTGCCAAGGGAGTACAGATGATGACCCTCTCGCACGCCCAGTTCAAGGATCTGGACGAGCGGAAGTTCAAACTCTGGAGCAAGAAGCTGGCCAAGAACCCGTCTTATCCGTGTCCGGTTTCATCGGTGTACGACGCCTATCCCGTGGAAATAGAAAAACGGCGTAACGGGGCCAAAACCGAATACCTGTTTTCCATCGACAATGAATCCGACCCTGAACCTCTGACCAGGGAGGAGCTGACCGCCTTGCTGGGAGCGCCCCGTATTCCGGAAATCATTTACCGCTATACCCGTTATCATCTGGGTGCCACCGTTGAATTCCTTAAACAGTGCGACGGCATTTACGGCATGCGGCTTATGGAGACGGACGAGATGAAAGAGGTCATACAACAGTTGTCCGACGAACTGCCGAAAGAAGATACCTCCTCCTTCTCGTTCGACCGCCGTACGAAGGACAACAAGGACAATGTCCAGGACGGGACAGGAATTTCCCTGGACGATCTTCTTGAATATTATGACGAGCTCAGGAGGCAGGACCTCGGTGACAAGACCGAGGAGGGACAGGAGCTGCGTGCAATGATACGCAGCTACATTGAACAGGAAGCGTTGTCCGTCCGTGTCACCCGCTCGACAAGCAATCGGGAACTGCTCGAACTGATTGAGAGTGAGATGGAAGGTCCGAAACCCACAGACACACCGGAGGACGCTCCCGGGGAGGAGGAACACCGGCCTGCGGAAACGGAGGAGCGTGCCGAACGTCCCCGCCGTCGCAGATAACCCCTTTTATAAGTCTTTGAGTTTTAACCCGGCGGGAGGCATCCATGCCTCCCGTCTTAATCACACACATTCATGGAAGAGAGCAAACCTTGCATATTGTTGTTGAATGATATCCATGTCTCAAAAGACAACATCCCTGCATTTCAGGCCAACTGGCAGGAGGCCGTGGAGATCTGCAGGAAATGGGGTATCAGCGAAATCGCCGTCGGAGGCGACCTGTTCTTTTCACGTGCGGCACAGACACTTGACGTGCTGCTGGCAGTACATGACGCCCTGCTGGAAACCTCACGTGCGGGCATCCATGTCACGCTCGCCGAGGGGAATCATGACCTCGTGAACCAGGAAGCCGTCAGAGGTTACTGCCATGTCTTTGACTGCCATCCGGATGTGACGGTAGTGGATGACTTCCTGACCCTGTCGCGTCCCGGCTGGGAGTTCGCGCTTCATCTGATGAGTTATTTTCCGGAGGACGGATCGTTTGTCGAAAGGCTCGGACAGTTGGAAGAGAAAGCGCTTTCAGAGGAAAAGAAACATTTTCTTTATATACACGAAGGTATAAACGGGGCATTGGCGCAACCATCGGAGAAAGAATTGCCCGCCAGGATTTTTCTCCCGTTTGATAAGGTTTTTGTCGGCCATTACCATAACCGGACCGTCATTCCACAAACCCGTATCGAATACATCGGGGCCTCCCGTCAGCACAACTTCGGCGAGGATGAGGAAAAAGGATATACGGTGCTTTATACCGACGGCACACACGAGTTTGTCAAAAACCGGGTGAACATGCGCTACCGTGTGGTGGATGTGCCGGTGGAACGTGCCGGGCTGCACCTTATGGACGAGTTGCGCGAGACGGAGGCTGACGGCCGCTACAAGGTCAAGGTACGTGTCCATGCGCCGGCAGCTGCGATGAAGTCGGTTGACAAGGCCGCGCTGCTGGAAGCCGGGGCGGCGAAGGTGGAACTGATAGCTGATGACGAGGAACTGTTGGAGGCCGCATCCTCTTCGCTCTTTGAAAAGTATGACAGCTGCCGTATCCGGGAAACTTACGAGGATTTCTGCCGGGAAAAACAGATTGAGGATGTCTCAATCGGATTAGAGTATTTATCCAAAATAGATAACAGGACATGTGGAAATTAAAGAAAATAGAAGCTGAGAATCTCTGTGCCTTCCGCTCGCTGTCATACACGTTACGGCAAGGGGTTACGACACTGATATTCGGCGACAACCGGGACAATGAGTCCCAAAGGTCGAACGGTGCGGGCAAATCCGCCCTGCTGGAGTGTATCGCTGTCGGTATCACAGGCAGCCCGCTCCGTAAGATAAGGTCGGAAGAAATTATAAACGATGCGTCCGGGGAGTGCCGTATCGGATTACATTTCAGCAACGGCAACTCAGCGGAGGAACTGGTTGTCAACCGCTGCATTCCACGCAAAGGGGCATCCACGGTCAGTTGCACACTTTTCCGTAACGGTGCGCAGGTGACGACGGACGAGGCTGTCCAGCCTTCGGTCGATGCCTATAACCGCTATATCCTTGAAAAGTTAGGGATCACGCGCGAGGAGCTGCTCAACAACTTCATTCTCTCCAAATACCGGTATGAGGATTTTCTTTCGTCATCGGACAAGGAGAAAAAGGAGATAATCAACCGCTTTTCCAACGGTATCCTGGTGGACGAGGCCATTGCCATACTTGAGGAGGATATCGTGCCGCTCTCAGAAAAGAAGCAACAGGCGGCATTGGAACTTGCGGGACTGGACGGGCGTGTCGAGATGTTACAGGAGCAGATCCGCAAGGAAGAGGAAACCGGAGCGGAACGGGGACGTACCCGTGCGGAGCGCATCGCCTCCCTGGAAGCGGCCATCGCAGCCAAAAGGGAACAGATACGCATCGGACACGAGACGGTGGCCGGATATGAAACACGGCTTGTGGCGGTTCAGCAGGCGGATGAGGCACTGCAGTTGCTGGAATCGGGGGATACGGCACTGGACGAGTGTCTGGAAAAGATACGGGAGATGATGCCCCTCTTCCCCGATGCGAGACAGACGGACTGGAACGGGATTATCACCGGGACAAAAGAGAAGCTGCAGACGGCCGTTTCCGGGCTGTCGGATTGTGACACCTCCTTGAAACAGGCGGAACGGGAACTGGAAGAGGAGACTGAAAACTGGGAACAGTTCAAAAATAAGTATGCCGCCTTCTGTGAGGAATACAACGAGCAGTCCGGTACGGCAGCGGAGAAACTGAGGGAAACAGACATCCGCCTGCGCAATCTTGCAGGATGCATCGAAGAATTGCGTCACAAACGGCGTATTGTCTCGGCCGGTATTGACGAGCTCTCAAACAAGCTGGCCGGTTCCGTCACCTGCCCTGCCTGCGGACATAATTTCCTAATAGCGGAGCCGCAGTTTGACATTGAGGCGGGAATGAGGGAACTGAAACTACGACAGCGGCAACTCACGGAAATTAATGGCCGTATCGAAGACAAACAGGAGGAGACCGGTTCTGTGGAGCTGCAGCAGAGCCGCCTGAACCACGGCCGCCGTACCTTGGAGGCCAGACGTACCGAATGGGAACAGCAGCTGGCCGGATATGAACGTGCCGTCAGGAACGCTACCCGGAACGTGGAAGAGACGGAAAACAAACACCGGCGTATTGCAGCCGGGATTACCGCGCTGCAAAATGAGATTGAGAGCATCCGCCGTAAGGTATTCGATGAAACATTCGGATTTGTAGACGAGCGTAATGCCTCACTGAGCCGCAGCATACGGACGGAAAAGGAGGATATACAGGCGGCAGCCTGTGCCATTGACACTTTGCAAGGCACTATCAGGGAATTGAACGAGGCGGTGCCGTCCGATCTGATATCCACGCTCCGGAGCACGCTCCGGGAGGTGAGGGAAAAATCCCGCGAAGCGGCGGGACGGAAGACCGCCGTAGATGCGGAACTCCGAACATTGGAGATGCAAAGAGAACGGTTCATACAGTTCAAGACCTATCTGGCCAATACAAAAATCGAGGCACTCAGCCGTATAACAAACGAGTTCCTGCAGAATATCGGCAGTGACATACGCATCCGTTTTGACGGTTATACCGTCCTCAAAAGCGGTAAGGTCCGGGAGAAGATTTCCATTTCGCTGTTGCGTGACGGCATTGACTGCGGATCGTTCGGCAAGTTCTCGGCAGGCGAAGCGGCACGGGTGAACCTCGCAACCATCCTTGCCATGCAAAAACTCGTGAACAGTAACTGTGATGATGGCAAGGGACTGGACCTTCTGGTTCTGGATGAGATACTCGAGGCGGTTGACGAGGCGGGACTGGCTTCCATGTTCGAGGCATTGAACTCGCTCGGAGGTACCGTACTGGTTGTCTCCCACGGTAATGTTGCGGAAGGTTATCCCCATAAACTGGTAATTATGAAAGAGAATGGCGAATCAAGGATTGGAGAATAGTACCCCGGACAGGAAAGAGGTGCTTGCATTGGATATAGCTACGCATACCGGGTATTTTTCCGTGCATGAGGCCGGAACATGGAACTTTACCGAAAGCAGACGGCGCAACGGCAACAAGATGCACGGCGCATTCCGTACCGTCCTTGTCTCGTTTATCCGCGCGTATGGTATCCGGCGGGTCGTAGCGGAGGATGTGAGTGTGAACCGTTATTTCTATGACATGCGCCGGCTCTCGGAACTTCGGGGGATCCTGCTCGAAGTATGTGACAGCCTGGGACTTCCCGAACCGGAGTTTGTGAATCCGGCGGTGCTCAAGAAATGGGCGACGGGGGACGGGCACGCCACTAAGGCACAGATGGTGGTGGCATGCAAGGAAAGATACGGCATCATTCCGGTGGATGACAATGCGGCGGACGCCTGCCATCTCTTCCATTATTACATCCGCAGGCACAGGTTGTAGAACGGCACTTGCCAAGATTCGGGCGGCCTTCTCTCCGCCCGCTTTTTTTAATTGATGCTCAATGGCAGCTGACAGATTAGGACATGAGATTCATTATCAACCTTTTTTCGGTCAGTGAAAACGTGGAAAAGAAAGATGTGTTTATTGCGGTTGTACCCTCTGACGATGAATCCGCAAGACGGAGGGCGGAACTTCTCAGAAAGTATGTGATGCCGCACAAGAATCTGATATACAGCATTTGTATCAAATATACCTATAACCAGGAGGACATAGAGGATAACTATCTTGAAGCGCTGGTTAATTTCTTCAAGTACATGGACAGTTATGATCCGGCGCGTCCGGTGAAAACATGGATCTATGCCGTGACCAAGCGGCTTGTGGCGGACCTCAACAACCGCAATAAAAGCCGCATGCCCCCGGATGACAATATCGACATCTCGGAAATATCCTCCTCCCTGCCGGGCGAGGAGGAACCGTCGGAGAACTGCATGGGAATGGATAATTATCACAAGTATTACAATGATGATATCCTTTGGGCATTGGACAGGCTCAAGCCGATTTACAAAGAGGCCCTGCTTTTACAGCAGGCCGGCTATAAGATCGGAGAAATCATGGAGATAACTTACCGCAACGGAACATTGCAGACCAGAAATGTGGAGACGGTCAAGAGCCGTCTCTTTCTGGCCAAGACACAACTGCGCAAACTTTTGACACGTGATGGAGAAAAAAGAGTGGATTGACGGATGCCGGAGGCTTTTTACACGCTTGCTCCGTGCGGCAGTGTGGCCGGATTTCCAGTTCCCGTCCGGAGGAAAGGCGGACAGACAGCTTTCGGCATGTTTCGACCTGTTGTGCCGGGAAGCCGGATCTGTCAGTCCGGAACGCCTGTCCGATTTCTGCATATGCCAGGTGTATGCCCTTTCCGGATATGCCCCCTCTTATCGTGGAAAGTGGAACATTTCCCATTCGTTTGGCCGGAAGGCAGCTGACCGGTATCTTCATTCCGGAAAGGAACGCCGTTATTGGGAAGACCGGTGGCTGAAAGGTTTCGGACTGTCACGTGACAGTCTGACACAGGCAATGGAGAACCGCCGCGGGCATCCTTTCGGACGTTTCATTTACCCGGAATATGAGGAGATTACCAAACGGCGTCTGCTCTCCAGCGAGGCCGGCTATCTCGTCTGTGCGCTCTCCACATTGATGTGGACACCCTTCTCGCCGTCATGTTCCAAATGTACGAAAGCGAATCCGTGCCGCCGTAGAACAGAGGCGCGTTATCCGGAACTTTACCGGATTCGTTGTGAGGCATGGTGGAAAGAGGAGGTGAAGCCATGAGTTCCGTCAATCCGCTCAGCGCCGAGTTCCTGTATGAGCTCTATGCCACGGCGCTGTGCCAGGAGCAGCTGTGCGCTGTCCTTTCCCGCCACATGCGCAAGGAATACCTTCCGGACCGCTCATTCCAACGGGTGCAGGAGGCTATTGCCGCACATTTCAGAACCTACAAGACACCGCCGTCATATGCCGTACTGGCACAGACTTTCCATGAGGATTACGATGCCATTGAGTTGATAGATACCTTCCGGGAGTATGACGAGGGCCAGAGTCCCGAAGTGATGATCGACATGCTGGAGTCCTACATCAAGGGGGTCCGGTTACAGTCGGTCTATGCGGAAGTGGGAAAACTGTATAACGAGAACAAGCAGGACAAGGCGGAAAAGGCATTGCGCGGGTATGCCGAATGGCTGGCGGGCTTTACACTGAAGAGTACCTCGTTCATTGATGTGGCGGAGACCTTTACGGAGCGCTTCCAGCGGAACCGCCGCCGTGAGGAGGAAGAGGAACGCTCGGCATCACCACGTGTGTCCCGGTTCTATATCCCGTTTCTGGACGCGCTCAATGCCGGACGCAACCTGCGGGGGCAGCTGACCTGCTTTCTTGCCAGTACCGGTGTGGGGAAATCCCATATCGCCAAATGGATAGGTGTCAGGGCGGATATCGACGACGGGCTGCATGTGCTGCACTTCCAGCTGGAGGGGTCCGAGGAGGAAGCATTGAACGCCTATTCGGGAGGGCTGGTTTCCAAGAACGCCTATTATTACGAACGGGGAAAGATCTCGGATACGGAGATGCGCCATCTGGAAAAGCTGGTGGCATCGTATGCCGGCAGCATCACGGTACGCAGTTATCCGCGTTTCAACGCCCAGGTATCGACGCTTGACATCAAGAACGGAATCTCGGAATACCGCAAACTCAAAGGTCACAATCCGGACATCGTCATCGTCGATTCGATGGATCTGCTGACAGACGCCAACCGCCGTTCATGGGGTGCCGACCATGAACGCGCAAAGCGTATCGCCGTGGCCAATGACCTCAAGGACCTGGCGGCGGACGAAAAGGTATGGATGGTCGTGACATATCAATCGACCATTGAAGACCGCGAGTGGCTGAATGACGAAAGGAATGTACTGACAGAGTACAACTGTTCGGAGGCCAAGGGGCTGGCACGCCCATGCACGCACCTTATTTCACTCAACCAGTCATCGGCCGAACGCAAGGAGAACGTGATGCGCCTGCATGTGGCCAAGAGCCGCTTTTTCAAAAAGGGCGATACCATCAAAATAGCGACGGACTATGACAACGAGGTGTTCTATGACGGGCAGAGGACACTTTCATTACTACGGTAAAGAATCCACTATTCCTTTTTTGGAAGAAAGAGTGGTGTCTGAAGAGGCATTGGTAGACTTCTTGTCGATTTGTTTTTGTATATGGTACACATGTTGAGAAGACGAATCTTCGTAAACTTCAATGTCTGTTTTTCTTGCTTTTTGAATTGTCTCGAGTGGTATATGGTTTGTATTTGCCTTTGATGGTCGAATACAAACCAATATTGCCATTGCCAAGATTAATAAAAGTAATGTTATAAAGTAAGGATTTTTAAAGTTTTGCAATTTCCACACACTTTCTTTATCTGTATTTAGAACCTCATAATAACCCAAAATAACCAGAAACATCTAAGCATAAATC